CACGACGAAGTTCCATGGTGCGCTTGTTGCGCAAATGCGGCCCTTGAGATCAACGGATTCATCGGAACCGGGCGAGCGGACGCTTTATCTTTTGCGACTTGTGGTGACGCTTCTGAACTCAAATACGGAGCCATCATTGTCATTCAACATCCAAAAGGCGGACACCACGTCACATTCTTTTCGAAATGGGTAGACCAAAGCAAAGGTCTCATCGAGCTTCTTGGCGGGAACCAGTCGGACGCCCTGAAGAAGAGCGTTTTCAATGTTTCTGGCAACAAACTCGGACACGACGAGATCATTGCGACCAGATGGCCGAGACCAAAGGTTAATTTAACACCAGCTTAAAGCATTTTTAAAATCGTTCGCGTAAAATGAATTTAAACAACCAATAAGAGGAGTTCTATGAAATCAGCATTCGCATTTTTACTTGTCGCCTTTGTCGCTGGGAGCGCGTTTGCGCAAACAGCACCTTCACCCGCACCTTTGGCTCCAGTCGCAGCACCAGTTGCGTCTCCGGCTCCTGTCGCGGCTTCTGTTCCCGATACTGCACCGTCTCCAGTCATGGTTAAAGATATAAACGCAGCACCTCCAACTTGGATTCAAGATTTAGCCGTTTCGATTAAATCACTTCCAATTGTTGGACCGATCATAGTGAAAGCTTTGAATTGGCTCGCGGTTATTGTTTCTATTTTGACTGCGTTGTGTGCTTTTTTGATGGTCGCGATTAAGGCTCTTTCAAGCATTTTGAATATCGCTTCTTTGACAAATTTCGCAGCGACTTTGCAAGCGTTTCAAGACGGTAAAATCATGTACTACTTGAAATATTTCTCGGCTTTCAACGCACAAAAGCCAGACGCTCCGGCAGCGGACGTTACGAAAGCAGCATGAGTGAATTAGCCGCTCTCTTAAAATTATTACCGATCTTTTTGGGAATCGTAAAATCATTGCAAAAGGCAATCGACGAAGCTCAGACGGATAGAAAGGTTGCCGATGATCTTAAAGCCATCCAAGCCGCTATCGACGCGAAAGATCCTGCTGCTCTTAAGCATATCTTTTCTAATCAGTAGTTGTGCTCATCAACCAGTCGTGACGACTTTTGATGTTGACTGGAAATTTGAAGATCAAGGTGCCGGTAAGCAACCTTTATTGTGTCTTGAAACTGCCGACGTTAAAAAACTTCGGGAGTTACTGATTAGGTGTGAGTCGAATTCTAAATAGTTTCTGAGATCTCGTTTGTTGAAAGCTCCCTTTAAAGCCCTCAACAAAGCCTACCGAGATCGGGGGAGTCCAGTTCGCAGGCTTGACGTGTTCTGGGGCTCCCTTTTTTTATCCTTTGTTTGGCAATCGGCCTTTAAACATAAAACGATTCGTGCCGATCTTTAAAATCTCACCATCGCTTAGGGTGCCTTCAATTGCAGATATTTTGTGATCTGTGTTTTGTCTCATATACTCGATACTTTTTACAAAACTCTCTTCATTTTTACTCGTGCTATCCAATCTGGTTTTGATTGCGATAAGCTCCTCTCGAGTCGTGTGAAGGATCGTCGCCAAACCCATTTGAACTTTCTTATGATCTCTGATTTGTTCGTTCAAACCTGAAACTTCTTTCAATACTTTATCTACTTCGAGCTTTTTGATTTTCTCCTGAGATTTTGACCAGACTTTTATGAGTCCCCAAGCCGCGCCGAAGATCGCTCCTATTACGGGTGCTGCGATCTCGAATAAGTTCATGGCTTGCTCTAGAATTTTCATATTAAAACCTCATGTATTAAAATACATCTTACCGAGGGAGCGCAGCGTTTGTAAACGTACCGAGATGCTTTTGTATTCGATGGGTCTCGCAAAGTTCATCAACCGCGAGATAAAAGTCCTGACTCAGCTTGTTTTTCACTTTGCTTTGATAAATGTTGAGCTGTTGTTTTACGATCGAGGGTGCATAGCCGTTCTCGATGAGGGCGCGAAACTCACAAAACAGTCTTTTCTCATTCGATGTCATACTCGTCTCCCAAAATTTCCTGCAATTTCCTATTGAAACTCTCTCTAGATCCTTCGACTCGACCGGCACCCTTGAATTCTAAGATAAGATCTCTCTGATTGACGGCCTCCACGAGCGCCGCAAGCAGCCTCTCGTTGGCTAATTTCAAAACCTTGATGTCTTTCTTCAAAATCTCGTAATTCATCGCTGTGTTCATTTATGCTTCTTTGCGGGGAGAGTTTTTGGCAAATTGCTTTCGCATTTCTTCGCGCTTAACTCAGAAAGCTCGTTTGAAAGACGAATGTTCTCTTTAAACCAGAAATCACAATTGTTTTGTTCGATCTTTGAGATTGCCGGCTCGAGTTTTATCGGCTCAGGCTCTATTTTATGAAAATTGAATATCGCCATACAAAAAAACAGCAACGCGATCGAGAATCCACAAATCAAAACAGATATATGAGGCTTCACGCTCTGAAACCTTTCGGTGGCGCGATTAGTTTGCTCTCCTCTTTCTTCACAACTTTCACCTCGTGAACACTCACTCCATCAACTTCTATTCCGTGGTGCTTTAACAAATGCTCAAGCGTCACGTTCACAATAAGAACCTGCGCTGCTCCTTGAACTCCCCAAGCGTTAATCACATTCAAAAGCTCGTTCGCTTTCGCCTCAACATCTGCTGTTGGTATCTGTAAATTGATCGGCGTTCTTTTCTCCATTATGCTGGGTCTCCTTTTTGAGAAAAATACTTCATGATGAAAGGTCGGTAAGCTTCGCTTATCTCCGGGTTCCCGCCTGATGCTGCCCGATGATACCAAGCGAGAGCGCCCATGACTGTATTATTTTCGCCCATCTCTGTGTTTCCTAAGTTTTTACGACGGCATTTCGTATAAGCTAATCTGCCGAGCCAAGACCAAAGCGTCGGCATCGTCTCAACGGCCTGTAGAAATCTCATGATCGCATTGTTGTCGTCCACGTCATCCGGATTCGTCGTCATCAAAGCTCCGATCCAGCACCAAAGAAAGTTCAGATCGAAAATGTATAACAAAGGGTATAACCAGCTCGTCTTAAAAGCGCGAATGTAAAGAGAGAAAGTCAAAAGCATCGGAATGTCTGCGTTTTGGTATGTGAAACCACGTTTCCATTGCTGCTCGAAAAGTCTGTTCAAAGGATCGGTCAAACCCATAGAGCCCATGCAGATAATGTTAGGATCGGTTTGGTCACGCGACATATCTTTTAAGTCAGGATACTGAGGGCCACGAATCCAAAGGCCCGGTTGGACTTCTAGGATCTTTACGGCCGCAGGATAATCAATCAAAGCTTGCGGATAGTAATTTACCGCGTCTCCGAAAAGCCAATTCTTCTTTTGAGTAAAATAATAGAAACCCTCGCGCTGAGCGGTGTCGCCGGTATCCTGATCGTTCTGACAAATTAAACCTTGAGGCGTTCTGAACATAAAAAACTCCTATTGAAAAAGATCTGTTTGTCGAGAATCGTGCATGACGAAAGATTTATCTCCCTGAATTACAATCACCGAGTCGGAGTCTTTAAGATCCTCAAGAATTCCATCGACAACAACTTTCTTCATCGCGTCGGCTTGTCTTTTCGCTCTCTTCGGATACCAAAAATGCCGATCCAACTCATTCACCATGAAGTAAATAAATAAGACGATTTCAAACCAGTGATCTAAGATTTTCATTCACACTCCAGTTGAACTTTGATTGCGTCGAGTTTCAGTTTCATTAACTCTCGAATATTTTTCGCACAATCGCAAGCCGCTCTTACCGTATCTGGATCATACTTCATCACTGATGGGTCTGGCTTGTTGGCGGTTAGCCCTTTCATCAATGAGAAGAGATGCTGTGCTGATTCGTCGATTAAGCTCATCGAGACTGATCGAACCATTTTTGAAGTCTCTCTCGGATTTATGGAGACCGATCGTTGGGTCTCGTTTTCTACGAGTTTTATAGATTTGTTCTCTGATAGTTTCTTTGTTTTTTGCATATCGCTCTCTGTTTCTTTCGTTTGAAAGCTCGGCGTTTCTTTGACGACGCTCGTTTCGCTTTTTGTTATAAATCTCTTTGTTTTTAAAATATTGCTGTCGTTTTCGCTCACGCTCTCTCTCGATGAAAGCAGGATCGTTTCGCCTGGCGAGCATTCTGAGTCGCTCTTTCTCTCTAAAGACAGGATCTGTGGCGTTTCGTATACGTTTTCGCTCTCGGTCGGAGGCTCGACGTTTCTCGATAGCTTCTGGAGATCTAAAGGCTTTTTTTTTAAGCTGCTTCTCTTTGTCGTGTCTGAATCCACCGGCCCAGGGATCAAATTTATGATCTTCTGGAGGAGGCTTTATTGTAGGTTCTACAATAATTTCTTTCGATTCTTTGTTGGTATTTTCACCAACCCACTTTGGACCAAGCTCAAGACACAATTTCGAATGATACTTTTGTTTGCTGCTGACAAGGCATCGAAACACCTTACCGCAAGACAAACAATTTCGATTCTCCATTACGACTTCCATTATTTGAATTTCTCAATGTGAATGTAAGGTATGTGAGCGACTCCGAAAGCTTGAAGTAGAAACAAAATCAGCATCAAGACTGAAATACCGTAAATGAGTTGTCTGAAAATCTGAGGCATAGGAATCAGGCCGATCAAAAATACAATAAATCCTGTGATTGCGATGTAAAGAATCAGGTTGATGAAATTCATGCGTTCCCCTTTGGTTTGAAATCTTTTGTTTCGAAGCCATTATCTCTAAAAATCTGCATTTTCATATTATTTTTTTGAAAATAGCCGTCGATGATCGCGTAGGCTATGACCGAGTATTCTTCAATACTCATTCCCAATGATTTTGCAGCGCCGGTCAGAGACTTATTCACTTTCTCCCAAACCTCGGGAGTCATTGCGATCGTTCCTTCAACTTGTTTTTTCATCGAAACCTCGGATAGTCGTTTGCGTGTGGATCGTTCACCATTTTACCGTCTACCTTGAAATACTCTCGCATCTCGTGATCTTCGGCCCTGATAATTTGCTCTCTTACCCAATACACAAAATAGTCAAAACCGCTAATCATGCGTTGGTCGATTGTTTGGCTGAAATTGATATCAACAAGCTCTTTCGGATTGTATGAATTCGGAGTTTTAAAAACTATGTTGAGCTGAATTGCTCCATTGAAGTTCGACTCACAGTGAAGTTTAAAATTCGGCTTGTAAGTTATCCTTTTGATCCACTCTTCGACTGGGTGACAAACTGGTTTTTTCATTGGACGATCCAATTATGGGTAGTAAAATAGTAGTACAACATCTGCGAGACTCCGAAGCTGATCGCAACGGCGGTAAACTGAGTCCAAGCGTGGCGGTTGATAACAACGATCCATGAGATTAAAGCCAAAAGAATTTGAAAAGCATCGAATACCCACTCGGGAATCATGTCGTCCTTTATAATATTGGTTTTGGCTCGCCCTTGAGATATTGAACCGTGATTGTTGTTCTTGAGTGACCAAGGTCTTTCACCCATTTTAAAGTTTGGTTTACCTCGCCGATCATCGCAGCAGCGAGATCTCTTTTTGCTTGTGATACTCGCAACTCTCTCTCCGAGCTGGACTCGAGAACGCTCGACTCAACGGTCATAGCGAAAGATCCAACATATTGTTTTATCCAAGCGTAAAGCTCGACTCGAACCTCTGGATGCCTTTTTGCGATTTCATATAAACCGGCGATCGCCTCGCTCATGCTTTTCATTCTAAGTCTTTCATTTTAAGTGATTCGTTTTCAATCTTTTCAAGAGTTAGAGTCTCTTGCAATGATTCATTTTGGGCCTTGAGGGACTCGATGTAATTTAACAAGACATTGATGATGTTTACCGAGTCGTATTTTCTAGAAAGGTCTAAAAGACGATGGTATTTCTCATGGCTTTCAGAGATTGATTCGGCAGACTCATGTCTTAGGTCGTACAACTCTCGAATCTCGGCTAAAATCATCAGAGAACCATAGTCTAATGCGCTCATATGCTCTCCTTTTTAAAAATTGGGTGCTCGTGCTTTCGGTTAAGACCTCAGATCATCATACTCACGCGCTACCCGGCTAACTCGCGTTTCCGGACGGGTAAGACTGTTATTCAATGCTGAAGCTCCAGCTTTCATCACAAAACACCCAAATATTATTAAATAATATTACTTAATGCGTTTCTCTACGGCTTCGACTGTTTTTTGAGCGATAGCGAAAATGCGAGCAATCAAACGCTCTGGCTTTGCACTCGCTTGAGTTTTTTGCATCTCAACGATTCTCTCGAGACCAATAACTGCTTTGTTCAAGAAGTTTTGAGTCGAGCGAAAGTCTCTCTGACTGTCGTTTGCGTGTTCACAGTTGCGTTTCATTTCAACTGTGTTTTCTTTCAAACGAGTTTGCGCCGTTTTAAGAGCTGCGCGAAGCGTTTGAACTTGGTCAACCGATCCACGTTTTGAACTCAAAACGATTCCCGGTTTAGCGACAACTTGGCGAGCTGCTTTTTTTGGAGCGGCAACTCGTCCTGGAGGTCGGCGGTTAGATTTGCGTGATGTTGTTACTGCGTCTGTTCTCATGGTTCTCTCCTGCTCGTTTGAGCGGTTTATAGTGAATTGATTCTACTGCTTTTCTAAAACAATCTTGCAATCCTTGGGCCGCCAAGACAAGTTCCGTGAACGGCATTTCGTTGCGGTGGCTCATCAGCATTTCGATATGGTGCTGTAAATCAATGAGACTGCTGAGGGTCTCAGGGTAAACTTCGGTGATACCGGCCTCGTCTGAAAATTGGATGACGTCGTAAACACGATAATCCTCGGTGATAAAACCAAATTTCTTTTCATTCATAAGAGCAGCAACCTCGTTTTCGTCTTTGCATTGAATAAAACTCATCTCTGTGCCCAAACGACTTGTTCTTGAATCAGCTTTTCGTTTTGATAAAGTTCGACTTTGCCGACTCCTTGAGTCTCTTGATATTCGATTTTAAATGGTAAAAGTCCGTCATCGTAAGCTTTCAGTAGTTTTCGCTCCGGTGGTCTCGACAAAATCATGGTCGCCAAAAGTCCAGAAGTCAGACCAACAAAAGCTCCGACAAAAAATAAAAGTGCGTCCCTCACATCAACTCCAAAATCAAAAGTATAAAACAAGCTCCTAAGACGATAAAACCCGCAGTCCAAATTGGATGATGCGAAGTAAACTCAATCACTCAACACCAAAATGAGCCATTGCCATTACAACTGCACTGAAGATGTAATCTTTCACTCGCTGGTTTTCTGGGAGAGCGTCGTATTTTACTAGGCAGGGGTGAGTTTTCTTTTCAAAATCCTTTTTCTCCCCGTAAACCCAACCGTTTTCGATCTTCTCTTTCATCCAAGACTCGTGAAGGTCTTTCGGGAGCATCGTGCACTCAGATTGAATCATTTTGTAAACGCCATGCTTTGCTGAAACCTGTATCTCGAGCGGTGTAATCTCCCAATCGACCTGGCTCGTGTCGCCGGTTGTTTCGCAATATGCTTTGTTGGCTTGGTGGCAGACTTTTGCGATTTGATTGATGTTCATCATTTTTTCACCGCTAACAAATCGACCTCATCGTTGTCGAGGCATAAAACTGGATTGAATCCATCGGCGTTGTAAATGATCGAGAAGCTTCGAGCATCGTTCTCGGTTTTAAATTGCATCGCTTTTGTGATGTCGGTGTCGTATTTACCTCGACCAGAAATATAAACCGGAGAGTCGCCGTCTTTTATCAAAATCCAATATTTCATTTTGTTACTCCGGCCTTTTTCAACAAAGATTCTTTTTTATCCTTCTTTACGGTGGCGTCGTGGTCTTGATCTTTCATTGTCGGCGGTGGCGTTGGTTTCGGGACCGCATAAACCGGCATCGCTCCGCTGAATCGTAAATTGACCTCTCGGACCTTGCCGGAGATTCGTCGATCCAAGCCGGTCTGACGAGCGTTCATGAAGTCAAAGTCGGTTCTCATTTTTTTGATCTCAAGGTTTTGATCGTAAATTTGCGCTTTGAGGGAGGCGATGCTGTCTCCGAGATTTTTAGATATTTCCAAAACGCTCGTTTGGATTCCCTCGACGTCTTTGCCTAATTTCTCCATATCAGTTTTTGATATGGTGGGCGCGACCGCAACCGGCCTCACCTCTTCGGGCTGCTCTCGCAAAAAAACAGAAGCGAACATCATCAATGCACCCGCTCCGAAAAATATCCAAAAACCCATTCGCTGCCTCCAAGGTATGTTTTTCATAAATGCCCCTTTAAGAAACTTGTACCAAGGCGGGTTTTGGTGGGCAACAAAATAATCATGATTTTTAGCAATCTTTCACATCAGCAGCATCGCCAGCGTCGGAAAAAGAAAAAGCCAAAAGGCAATCCATCGGAGGCTGCACCCGATATAGAGCGCGACGCCGACCGACGACGCCCAGGTCAAAATAAGAGCGTGTTTGACCTTCATTCTTCGCCGAGCGTGACCGGCTCCTCGTCTCCGAGCATATAAATTGTATTCTGGGTCTCGACCAACTTCTTCTCGAGGTCTTGCTTGATGATGTTGCTGGACTCAATTTTCGCTCCGTCTGGTCCCATCGGGTGTCCGTAAACTTTGCCGATAATTCGATTGTCTAAAATGAACCATTGCTCAATTCTCACCACGGGTTTCGGATTTGCTTTCATGCTTCACTCCCTTTTGGGTCATGATAGTACGATAAAGCAAAAAGCCCACTATTTTTTACCCTTCAATTCCTTTTTCATAGACTCATAAAAAATACCACAGGTCTCGCCCATCAAGCTGGCGACTGAGCTGAGTTGGTCTCCGGCCTTAAAATATTTCTGATGAAAGTCGCCTCTGAATCCAACGTAAATGTAGGTCATGGAGACTGGTATGGTGAGAGTCGCAATCGCGTGAGAGTCCATTTTCTTTTCGTAAACGACGCATTCTGTTGGATGTAAGGTAATCATTTATCAGCTCTTAGTTTTTCGATCTCTTCACGAGCCGAAGCGAGTCCGTATCTTGCGGTCGTATGACATTTTGATAGGTGCTCATCTATTGCCTTTAGCGCAATGTTTAGCTGCTGTTTGGAGTTGTCATAGATTGCAGACATAAAATCATGGCAGGTGTCGAAACCTTCGGCGAGTCCCGGCAAAAACTCTCCGTTGTCGTCGCGGCAAAATATAAATTGCCGGAGTCTACGGCTGAGTCTCTCTTCGAGTAGCTTTCTAAAATTTCGTAAGCTTCTTCCAAATCCGTTTTCATAATTTCTCCTTATTTTTAGATTTCATCTCGCCATACCGGTAATTATCAAAAATGCAATCAGTCCAAAGACGTTTATCGACAAAGATACTCCTAAAATAATGTGCTCGATCATTCTGCCCTCTCTATTTCTTCTCGCATCGCTTGCGCGAGAGCTTTCTCGGTCGTAAGTCTTATTCTCTCGTGAGTCTGCCAATGCGTTTTGCACGGAGAATCTTCTTGAAATTTATCTTTATCGTATCTAATAACATTTGCATCGTGCGCTTCGTTGAGAGCCACGCTGAGTGCTAAAGTCAATTTTCTCAATCGTGCATAATGAAATCGGACCTGCTTCGGCGTCGCCATCAGAAAAGCTCCGCTTGCTCGGTCTGATGAAATCCTTTGCCGTCGCAATATTTGCATGGGACTCTTTTTGATTTTTTAAAATTGATGGGTAGATTTTTCGTGCAATCCCAAAGTATGACGGTCATCCCGGTAACGGAGCAAATTCTTTTGCCGACCTCGGTAAAAACTCCCATGTCTCTCAACTCTGTAAATCTAGCTCGAGATTGAGTGATGTTTCGCATCGGAGATCCTTGATTCATTATTTGAAAAGCTTCTGCGGACGTGATCGGACCGTTTTCGTATACAGTTTTGTATACTTGCCATCGTCTCGCGCTCAAAAGACCGTTCTCTTTAATTGTGTTGTAAGCTTCGATGCTCGTTTGTCTCGTCACTCGTCTTTCTCCTCAATTGTAGATTGTAAAAGGTCGTAAGCTTGGCCCATAGTTTTTACTCTCTCGCGCAAAGCCAAAACCTCTAAGTTTCGCGCTCTCCAACCGTTTCTAAAACCCTCTTCGTAAAACTTATTCGCTCCGCAACGGTTGTCGTCGCAATAATAATGAAGATCGCCTGGGCTTTTGCAAAGCTTCTCGAGTTTCGCCTCATTCATTATTTGATTGCGTCTTTGCTGGCTGCTGCTCACTCGTTCTCCGACTTTTTATTAGACTCCCAAATCCATCGAACCGGCTGAGTGCAATCAGGGCAATGATCGAGCCTTCTGGGAATATCTTTTTTTATGTAATCTTTGAACTTATACTCGGTGTAAATCTCTTCCACTTTCGTTTTGGAGTTGATTTTCTTATTCACCTTGAATTCGTATCTCGTGCATTTTGTCGATGTGCAAATAGCAACCAAAGTCTTTGTCTTTCCTAAAGCGATCGCTCCGAAATGCTCAGAGCCTTTGTTTGTGAGTCCGACAGACTCTAAATAAATTGCTTGTGACATTGTTTCTCCCTAGTAACTTAGTTTTGTGTAAGGAATTTTACCGGTAGCGAGCGCGAAAATAATCGACTTCGCTTGATCCTCGGTGAGACCTTCGACGTTTTGGTTTATTGCGGCCAAAATCTCATTATTGACCTTTTTCTTGTGCTCTCGATCGGCGAGACGTTTTTTCTCGGCCAATAAAACTGCCTCTTTTTCTCGCTCAACTTTCGCTCTCTCGGCCTCCACCGCTGCGACTTTATCGCGCTCGGCTTTCTCCTCGGCGTCTCGGGCTCTGACCTCGGCGTCGATCTTGGCTTTTTCAGCGGCGTAGATGCGAGCCTCTTGGTCTTGTTTGTCTTTTAGAGCCTTCTGGCGCTCGATTTCTGCTGCCAACGCAACTTTCTCCGACTCAACCCTGGCGAGACGTTCAGATTCGATTCTGGCGCGTTCTGCGGCTTCTGCGGCGATCTTGTCGTCACGCTCTTTCTGGACGCGAGCGGCTTCGGCGGCGCGGAGTCTCTCTAGCTCGAGTTTCTCGGCCTCCTGTTTCTGCTTTTGAGACAGAAGATCCTTCAGCTTCGATAAAGCCTCCTCGTAAGCCGTTTTCGCTCTCATTTCGAACTCATCCCAAAGCTCATTGCTCTGACTTCGCTTCGTCAAAAGGTCGATGTCCTCCTGAATATTCACAGAGCTGACCTTCGTGAAATTCTCAGAAAGGTATTTTGCTGCGTCCGCTATGACTTTGAGCTGTGCTTCAAACCCAGCGATGCGTTTCTCTTCTTTCGTCTCCCAAAGAGTAAGAGGCTCTCGAACCTCGTCTTTGAGTTTGTCTAGCTCGTCGCGAGCAATTTTTCTCTCGCCGTTGATGGCGTCGAGTTTTTTCTTGGCGTCCTCGCCGAGTTGTTTACCCAGGTCGTCTAAATAGGTTTTTGACCTGGCAACCTTGTGCGCGAGCGATGCGACTTCTTTTCGGCCTTTTGGTGTTGAGATGTCGAGTTTTATCGCTTTTACCTCAACCTTGATTTTCTCGAGGATGCTTTGAATTTTTCCGGAGCTATAAATCTCGGCTGGAGTCATCGTCTCGATAATCGCAAGTTGGCTTATTGTTTTTGTTACTTCTTGGTCAGTCATCATGCTCTCCGAATTTTTTTGACGTTGAATATTTCCACAAATACGAATCCGCGAGACTCGATGCTCGCTTTGACTTTTGGAAATCTCTCACAAAACTTAAACCAACCGATTTGACCGCTTTCGATATGGTGCCGACGACAGAGCGGAATCCATTCGTTGTCGTCCCAGCTAGATCCACTTGCCCTCGTGAGAATATGGGCTCTGTCAACGACTCCATGCTGCCCGCACGCTTCACAAAGTCCCTCCATGTTCGGCCTCGGGCTTTTTCATCATCGCTTCGATTTTCTCGAGAGTTGGATTTACGTCTTTCATCAACTCTCCGGTTTTTGGATCTGGCATATTATTGACGTCGTACTCCATAATCTGAACGCCCGAGATAACTTCTGGGGCCGCGTCTTTTATACACCAACCTCGAGTTCGCATTTGCAACATTCTACCCGGATAAGACTTCCAAATATTTTTCGACCATAAACCGGCTCGCTCGGCGTCCGGCTTAGTGAAAGATCTTTCGATAGGATCTTTGCCGACAATTTTAATCACACAAGTCGCGCCCCAAGGCTCCACTCCAAGATTTTTATTCTCTTTTGTGATCTCGAGATAATTCTTGTCGTAAACCGATTCTTTGATCCATTCGAGTTTGTTCGATCGGTTCAAAAGAGCGAGCGGTAATTCACCCCAAATGGACAAAAGACCGTTCACGATAAAACATTGTCGAATTCCGACGACGGGATCAATCTCAAAACGCTTCAAAAATTGAAAGGCCATCATGACCTGAATCGGTTTCGTGAAAACTTTCGGGACCGCGCTCGATGCGATCATCATGTCGGCGAGTCGAAACTCTTCGTTCGAGTCCTTGAGATCGAGTAAACCTTTTTCGTTTAGTCCGATAACAGATTTCGGAGCCTTGGCTTTTTGCGTAGGCGGTGCCGGCTTTTCTTCTGGTTTCTCTTCAGGCGTGACCTCTTCGTCCATGAAGGGGACTTCTTCGTCTTGCATTTGTTCTTCGCTCATAATTTTCTCCTTTGTTTTTTATTCTTTGCCATATTTCTCTGCGAACCAATCTCCCGCACTCACCATCGTCGGTCTTGGATCATAACAAGGCCAGATCCCGCTCGCTTTCGCGTCTGCATAGTTTTTTACAAGTCTGTCGCGGTGAAATTTAGAAACCTCTAAATCAGCTTTCTCCATCACCTTCACGCTGATTCCGTAAGGCGGCTCTTTCTCGATGAAAAGAAAGTTGAAAGAGTCCGGCATACAAACTCCGGTGGCCTCCGCGCCAGAAGAATAATGTCCGGCCTGTAGAAAATATAAAAGGTCATCCGAGAAAACAGCTTTCCATGCGTTCTCTGGTTTTGCGTCTCGAGTTGTTTTGATGTCGACAGGAATGCCGTCTGTGGTGATGAAATCGTATCGAGCCTTGCAGAGAATGCCGGTCTTTGGGTCCTCCCAATATAAACAAACCTCGCGCATTCCCGTAGTCAAAAGCGGAGCCGCTGTCTCGTGATTCGAGATCGCGTTCAGCATTCCCGTGATCTGAGTCATCCACTCTTCTTTCACGACGATGTCGCCCTCTTTCAAGTTGAAATCAAACTCGGCATCAGCGGACTTACCAACATTCGTGCGTCGGTCAAACTTTGGCTTCACCTTCATGAAATCTTTAAATCGAGACGGCTCCAACAGAGCGGCGTGAAAAGCAGATCCAAAAAGCAAAGCCTCGGTCGGCTCTTTCTCGTCTTGTTTGTCCAAATACGCTTTCGCGTGCGCCGGAGAGTCGTGAAGTTTTTTGATGAGAGAAGCGTTCAGCGCATCGACTTTCGCATACTCCTCGTAAGATTGGTCTTGAATCAATTTTCCTAACTGTAATTCCATTTAGTGTGTTCCTTTCGATAACTCTCGGTCGATCATCTCGCTCATTTCTTCGTCGGTAATTTGCGCGACCCAAGTTGGTTGTTGTTGATTCACCTGAATCATCATCCGACTTAAAAAAGACATTGAAACGTCTATGTGCTGGCCGCAATCATCGCAGTCGGCTGCGTGTTCGTTGAAAGTCGTCACCATCATCATCAAAATGTCTAGATCGGCGCGATTAATTTGTATCTGTGCTGTTATCAATGGGACACCTCTTGTGCGAATGATGAAACGTGGCTTATTTTTTTAATATAAAAGCGCCCGATCTTAGGATGGATATAAATGTAATTCTGTTGAGTTTGCTTTTTAAGAGCGGACTCTCTGACGAGGCGATTTCTTGCCTCTTTAAGACCTTCTATTTGAAAAACCTCTTTTGCGTAAAGTTTGCCCTTTTCGTCTGTGTATTTATAAACCGATACAGAGTGGGCGATGTGGTGTAAAAATGCCGAGATGTTTTGAGTCGTAACCGAGTCTTGAAAAATATTCGTTCGAATCCACTCGAGAGTCTCGCAGCCTTGTGGAAATTGATTCACCTTCTCGATTTTGAGCTGACTTTGAAGCTGTTCGTATTTAGCGTCAACTCTTTGGGAGACCTCAGAGATTTGGTCTTGCGCCTTTTGAGCCACTTGCTCAACTTTTATTTCGACCGATGACATTCTTCGCTCTTGCTCCTGAAGAGCCTGTGCTGACGCAATAATCATATCAAGCTGTGACATAGGTTTTACAGCGTAAGATCCAGTTTTGCGGATAGTTGGCAAAACTTCTTTAGTCACCCACCGTCGAAATGGCGCCGCTTGCGGCTTATTGGATCTCATAATCAAGGTATATAGCCCTGACTCGTTAACCGATAACTTCTTTTGCGCACCCCCAAGGGTATCGGAAAACACGATACCCTTTTCGTCGTCATCAAGACGCGAAACGGCGTCACTGTGATTCTCGATTCCAATTATTTCGCAAATATTCGATGCCTCCCACCAAGGGTTTCCGCTCTCATCAAGATGTATCTTTACTTTGCTTCCTTCAAAAATCAGTTCCTGCGTCATTACTTCGTTCATAAAACTCCCATGTGTTTTTTAGCATCCATAATTTTCTTCTCTTCCATCTCTTTCGGACTCAAATCAAAATACCCGGCGGCTCTCAATAAAATTTGTCCAATAGCCGTATCAAAAAGTCTGTCCTCGTCTCGCTTCAATTGTTTTCTCTCTGATGGAGACGGCTCCTTTGAGAAAAAAACATCGTGCCACTCGCTATTGATCAGAATACGGCGCATGATTTCGTACAGTTCTCGGCCCTCTCGGGCTCGCAAAAGTCGAGGGCTTTGGTTCAGGTGGTAAAACTGAATCGCCGCCTCCCCCAGAAAGTCGTCGAGCGTGTATTGCCCAGTCTGGGTGAAGAGGACGATCAAGCTCCTCAAAACCTCCAGCTCTCGATTGGTTGGCAACTCCGATGTTGTATTCTTTTTCATAAGTTCCCTTTCTCGGACTAAAAATAACTTTCGCCGAAAATCTTGTAGCGGTTCCGTCGATACGATTTTTCGGAACTCGAAAATAAGTTTCAAAGCCTTGACCGTCTGGAGTCATCTGCCCTGGCGCGATCGTAATTATCTTTGTTGCGATTTTATAGAAATCACTCGAGCCATGAAACTCCTCCAAGCCGCTTACGAGATCGTCATTGTAGCGGTCTTTCTTTCGAAGGTGTCCGATGAGAACGATCGGCTTTTGTAACTCGAGCGCAAGGGTTCTCGCGGTTTTCATGACGTTTTTGATTGCGCGGTTTTCGTTGTCGTCGTCGAAATCAAAATAATGAATGTGATCGACAATAATCAAATCCGTATCTTGCGCGATACTCATAACTTGTTTTACGAACTCGTCAGATCCGAAATCTCCGTTTTTGTAAAAAAGAAAAATATCTCGATAAGCTTTTTCAAAAAATTCGTTTGCGGTTTTTTCGTATTCTTCCATCTCGCCAATCAAATGTCCCATGACCCAATTTCTAAAATTGAGAGGTTTCGACAGAGGTTTTCTAACAGGATCGCGATAATATAAATCCGCGACCATCGGATATTTCATACGCTGCTCGATTTCATTTTCGCTCGCCTCGAGAGCCATAAAGTGAACTTTCTTTCCGGCAGCAATGTTGGCGATCGCAAGGTTACAACAAAATTGAGTTTTACCCGCGCCGCTCGGTGCTCCGACGCCGATCAAGTCAGCCGGTAAAATACCGCCGGTCGCCTCGTCTAGAAAACAAACTCCGAAACTCAAAATTCTTTTGGGGAGAAGTCGGCGCTCCTCGAGTTCTGAGTAGGCAGCATCACTTACTGGTCGAAAATTTGTCATGGGTTAAATCCTTTTGGTTTTTGAGGAGGCGGCGTTGTGCGTTTGTCCCAACCGCGAGTGAGCCAGCCGGTCATGAAAGTCTGCCATCCGCGCTGAGTTTTTCGATTGGCCTTCGGATTGTTGATGAGCCACATATGGGCTTTCGTAATTTCTTTGGCGATGAAATCTTCGGTAAATGATTTGTGCCAGGTCGCGAAGAGATCGTCCGGCATCTTGGAAACGAATTGCTCGGGGCTTTCAAAAACCCAAGTGAGTTCTTTACTCCTCGTTTTGGACGCGCCCTTTTTTTTGGGCTCGACTTTCGGATCGGTTTCTGGCGCGTCCGAAGATTGAGATTGAGATCCAGATTCTGATTCGGATTGAGATCCAGATACAGATGAAGATGAAGATGAAGATGAAGATGGTTGAAAGGGCTTCGATTCGCTTGAATTGGCTTGAGCTAAGTCATCGGATTTATTAGACCGCGCAGCGGCGGACTTTTTGCCACCTTTGCTGCCATTCACTTTCGCTTTCTTCAAATAGCTGTATTCTTTTTCGGAGCCTTTGATGTAAATCCCACCATCAATTTCGACCGCAAGCTCGCAGCTTAAAAAAGCGTCCGAGTGTGGCATTAATTTGAATTGTTTTTTGTTGATTCGGTTGTCTCTTTTTTCGGCCTCCTGGCCTAATTTCCAGAAATGCAACGCAAGACCGTCCGCAACGTATTCGTCACCCACAGCTTTGATTAAAAGTCGTCGTCTTGGGTCAACCCACCAGCGATCGTCGATGTTAATTCTTGCCATTTTTCTCTCCTCTAGTTGTCGTCGGCGTGGTCAGAAACAGTTTCAAAAACTTTTCTCAACGCTTTTTCTTGTTTGTAAGTTAGATGACCAAATTTCTCGAAGCTCTTCATAACGCTATCGACGAATGACATATCAAAGCCCTTCCAAGCGTTTTCTCGAATGAAAAAGACCATGTCCTCGACACTGTTTTCATCGGGGACGACTCTCTCTTTCGGAGCCTCTCTTTTTTGTTTAGGAGGCTCGTAATTATTTTTAAAATTAGGACGTCGATCGACGTTACCGAAGATTATTAAATCCCAAGTCATATCGTTTTTCTTCAAAAGATCATTCGCAATGCGGATTGCCGAGAGTGCCTCATGATCCTCGGGAGAGGCCGTGAGCTTCAGAAGTTTTATAATTTTTTCTGTATGTGAAAAACTCACGTTTCCTCTCGAGAAAGTCTTTACTTTCAGACCACTTCGAGAGAGAAGATTTAGAACCGATGGCTCTTAAATCAGTCAGATGAAGTGGAGCTGTTGCCTAAGAGGGAATTCCAGTTCCTGTCTTAGGTTTCAGAAGAGAGGGGATGCAGCCCCCCCAAAACTGAACGATAAACTTGCCTGACTTTTCAGCAAAAAAAAAGCGTTATTTTAAGAAAAATTAGCCTTTAAAAAAGGCTAAATCTCCGGCTCTGCCTCTTTTTCGGGCGATTTTGGCAGCAAAGCTTTCCAATTGAATCGAATCTCGTGTTGGCCGTGCTCTTCGACGAATTTAATTTTGCAAGCATCGGGGTAACGGTTCTTTACGCGCTCACAAGCCTCCATAACTCGCTCTCGAGCGGCGTAAACATGCTCGGCCCCACCGGACATCGACTTCATTTTGTGCTCGAAGGTGACGAGATTTGTGCGAACGACTTTGTAGCCGTTTTTGATGAGCCGCGCCGACATCTCCCAGTCTCCGAAAATCCATAACTCCTCATCGAAAAATCCGACGTCTCGAATAGCCTCCGCGTCCATTAAGTAGATACCCCAAGATCCGACCGGAGAGTCGTAAGCCTTTTTAGCGGCCCAAGAATTTGCGGCGAAACTTACGGTCCATTGCGCGGCTCCGGCGGCCTTCATCAGCTCGAGATTTTTATTCAAAACTTCCGTTACCTCTTCGAATTGAATTCTTTTGAATTTCTCATCTATGTTGTCTCTCGCTCGGAGACCGAGAACGTCATCGTCGGTGAAGCAGAAATATTTCTCGCCGTTTTCGAGGGTGTATTTTACGAGCTGATTCATCATCCCAGAGAAACCCATCCCGTTTTTTGGATGAACGACAAATTTCACGTGAGGGTGCAAGAATTTATAGTCCGCTATCTCTTTGGGCTCGACGAAAACGATAGGATCTGGAGCCCATTTCAAAAGAGGTAAAGACGTTCTAGAAAGACTCCCAGTCAAAAGTTTCATTTTTATTCCTTGTCGTAAAGTGGTTCGCCAGGCTTTTTGTTTTTTGCGCGCATAAGTTCGGTATGAGGATCTTTGCAGAGTTGCAGTCTCTCTCTGAAATACAAAACCAAAGAACATCGAACCGATTTTGGACTCAATCTGAGAATCTGGGTATTGCCGTGAAACTCGTGGGCGTCGAACATCACAAAATCCAAACTATCGAGCTTCACCGCTATTCGCCAATCCGGCAGAACGAGATGACCTCCAACAGAAGCGCCTTCTTTGATGACGATCATGTTGCTGAAACCCTCTCGTAAATCACCCGCGTCTTTGTGTGCGGCCGTACGAAAGTTTTTGTTCACGGTGACGGTGGTGTAAACGGTTCCGGGTATGACCCAAGCTGGATCCGTTATTTTGCAAAAGTCTTGTTGGTTTTGAAATCTATCGGGAACGTATTTCTCAAAAAGTTTCGCCGTCCCTTGAAGCATCGGAATGATACGCTCAAATCTATCAGGATGTTTCGCATTCCAAGCGCAAGATCTCGCGTAAGGAAGTCTCGCCGATCGGTCCATGTACCCGATCACGTCGCTTACAACCTGCCAATTTTTAGGAACGAGCATTTGACTCGATTTGGTGCCGTCCGCTTTTTGATAGGGAGAAGATTCAATGCCGATCGCGGTCGAGCGGTTTTTGTTACCGCCGTTTATCGTCTTGATTTCTTTCCAAGCGTTCGCCGCAATTTGTGGCTCGATGGCTTTTTTCAACAGGATGAGAAGCGGCTCTCCTCCAGGTTTATAGACGATCGTATCCTCATCTAATAGAAGATCGTAATTCGACTCGTCCATAAACTGCATCGACCAATCTTTATTTAGACTTGGGGACTCTAGCTTTATGCTCCGCACGCAATGCCTCGATTACTGTATCTGTTACGTTTTCAGTTTTGTAAATCTTAGCGAGATCGGTTGCCTTCACCATGAATTCAGCAAACGCCTCGGCTCCGAAATAAAGTTGAACCTGCTTCACGCCCTCGGAGCCGCTTTTCATTTGTCCGTTTGGACCGGCGGTTTCAGGAGACGGCAAAGCGTCGTGTTTGATTCCATCGAAAAGATTGCTGAGAGCGCCCATATCTAATTCTGGGAATTGAAAAGACGCCGAAAGCTCCTCGAGTGAAATCGAATTCTCTTTCATGAAATCGAAGAGTTTGTCTTTCTCGACTTTACCGTATTGAGACGCTCCGGCCAGAACTCGGAGTTTCGCTTCTTTAAAACTTTTCGCCTGAATGTAAACGACAGGGAGGGGAGGAATCTGAAACTTCTCGATTTTCTCCATCTGCGCGACTGTTCGGACACGCTGATGACCGTCGATGATGTAAACTTTGTCTTTCTCTTTCCAGGCGTGAACGACAAAGCCAAAACCGTTGTCGATAATATTTTTTCGGAGTTTTTCATACTCGTCTTTGCCGAGACTTTTCATGTCGTTCTGAAAGGGCTCGAGCTTCGCGTGAGGAATATGATCTTTTGTATCGACTGTAATTCGGATGGATTTCATAAATCTCCTTTAGAGACGTTTATCAAATCACCGGCCTCCCGAAAAGGTCAAGCAAACCGTCGAAATGACACAACATAAAAATCATGACAAAAAGCTTGACTTAAATCATGATTCAGGCGATACTATAAATATAGGAAGGCTTCAAATGAACGAAAAATTCTTAAAAATCGAGGAGTTAATTTTAGGGCTCGAGTCTGAGGACGAGATCATAGACGTCTTGGAGCAGTTGGCCCACCAACTCGCTCGCCAGAACGACCAGACCGCGAGCCGCTTTTCATCGAGCGTTCATTTTTATCTCCGAAAAGCCATCGCAAAAGCCCACGAAAACAAGGGAGAGTAAAATGAGAATCCAAATTAAAAAAGTCGATATGAACGGTTTTTGCGGTCGAGAGAATCACCCAGAGAAATCCGACGAGGGCAAAGTTTGCAGAGTTTTATGGGTTGAGAGCGAGGCTTATATCGGATGCAAACCGATCTCAAAAAGCGAAATCGAATACACTCCGGAATTATCGAAAGATCCTGAATATTATGTTGTCGTAATTTATCACGTCATCACGGACGACTCGAAGGAGACTCCGCTCGAGATTTTAGACCACGAGATGGAGGTTTTTTGTGGCTAAAACTCCCGAAACGAGACTCGAAAAATTCGAGCTTTTAAAAGAACACCCGATGATTTTCAGTCTTTTCAAGAAAATCTCTAAACGAGAGCACGACCTGTGCTTGGAGTTTTTAAAAGCGACGGAGAGCCTGAATAATGACGACTTTGCTCTGAAATGTAATCGCTGGTATCTGAACGAGGAGAAGCCTAAAAACTACTCTACGATGTGGGCGATCGTCTCCCAGTGCCAAATAAATCTTTTCAAAAGAAAAAGAAGGCCCAACGAGTGATCTCCAATCGAGACTCTCATGATAAAAAGATTGCTTAAAAGCATGATTTATGAGATGATAAATATATAGGAGGCGACGATGGGCGATTTTATAGTTTTTATAGCGAGCGGACTCATCTCGGCGACTCCGGTTCAAACGAACCAAACTCATTTCGCGACAGTCGAAGCGAATCAGACCGCCGAGCAGGTTGCAAAAGCCGATTGTGACGATTTCGAGATAGTTGAAAAAGGCACCGTCCTCGGAGACACAAAAACCGTTCGTTGGATTTGTGGATCAGAGAAATAATGGAGGAGACTTTCATGGACCGACTTGAGTTTTTAAGAAACGAAGTAAAGAAATTGAATCTCGATGAGACGAAAAACACTTTCATTAAAAAGGCTATATTATGGCAACTCGGCATTTTGACGACCTTAGAAATAAGCAAGAGAGTTACAGAGATCGCGAAACAGGAGGGATGGTTATGAGTTACAAGCGAGTCGTCCCGAGAGATTTTTTCAACGAGTCGAAGCTTTTGAAATGTCTCGGACAATTTGAGCTTTGCGTTCTCGATAAAAAAGTCGGAGGACTGAAATTTGAGATCGACTTCGACCACAAGGCTTTCGATATTTGCCAAAACGAACACACCGGAGACCTTTTTGTCTTGAATTATACCGTGATGCTCGATGGGTTGTTTCTTTATTTATATATCCCCTACAACTCGAAAGAAAATTACCCTCTCGAGGGAGTGTATAAAGGAGATATTTACAATATTTTTGATGAGACCGGTAAATTTTTGCCTAACTTTGGAGTTTCAAATGAAAAACATTCTTAGAAAATTATTTTCAAAACCAAAAACAGATTCAAACTTGAATATTTTTGATATCGTCTCGGCACTCGAGCAGAAAAATCACTTTGACAGCTTAAGTTCTTTTCAAAAGAGAGCGATGACAAACGGAGTCGAGACTCTCAGGGCCCTAGAAGAACTTGTGTTTCATTTTGATGTAAACGGAGACCTCTCGTCTAAAGAGCTTGCGGCCTATGAAAACGCGGTAAGAGTCGTCATGAAGGTAAAACAGGATCTCGTCAGCGATCTCGAGTTCGATAAATTATATAGAAGAAAGGCTTAATTTTATGATGATACCATTTCACGACATTTGGGAAATATCCGAATTTCTCCACGCGAGATATTCTCAATACGAGGCTCAAAAAAATATCGCCAAGCGAAATCTCGAGACGTACGAGAATGTGATTTTGATGGAGCCTGATAACGATATTCTCTGCGACCTTTGCAACTCGGAGATCGACACGCCACAAGTTATTTTGGTCGATTATGGGACTCGCGCCTTTTGTGCGGAGTGCTTCAACAAACATTACGCCTCAAAGCCTCAGAAATATAAAACGCTAAATCCTGACGGCACACTCTCTGCGAAAGTTTTTGACTCGGCGGACACATGAGCTTTTTACGTATTATAAAAACTCACGTTGACGGAAAAGGTGAGTTGCATTTAAACAAAAGCATGACAAAGGTCATGATTCAGCTTATAGAAACAATGGAGCTTGAGATTATAAATCTCCGAAGGCAGTTAGGACTTGTTAATGAAAAAGAAAGCATTGAAGAAAGCGGAGACTCCAAAAAAAGTTGAGTCGAATGAGTCCAAGATGAAAGAAGTTGAAAAATTTAACCCAGAATTCGTTAAATATTTAAGAAAAAAAGGGATGTAAAAATGGCAAAGTTAAAACCGAAAATAAAAGAGAAGCTCGTCCCGATTCAAGTCAAAGTCAGCGAAGCCTTTTGGCACCCGATACTTGAGGAGATCTACCGTCTCAATTTATCACAAAAAGAAGCGATCATGCACGGAATGAAACTGTTCATGATGGAGGCCAACCCTGAGCGCGCCAAAAAGCTAGGTTACAATAACGATTAGTCCAGTTTTGGGTAGGCGTCTCGATTTCATTTTCAGAGACTTCAGTTTTCTGAGACGATAACCGTACAAGTAAGCGGCTGTTCTTTTGTTTTTCCATTTTGTTCTCCTTTAGTTTTGTAGGGAGCTCGAGAGATCTGGCTCCCTATTTTTTTTGGCCCATGCTAACCTCGTATCATGGCGCATCAAGCGAGTAAAAACAGATCCATCGGTGCGGTTTTTGAAAAGTTCTTTCAGACGCAATCGCGTTTGCGCGGAGTTTTCTGCGAGAAGAACCATCTCACCGCGAGAATCATGGGTTTCTCAGGACAGCCAAAGATCCTCAAATCGAATTTAGACTTCACTCTCATTTACGAAGGACGAGTCGCTTTCATCGACTGTAAGACTTTTGCCGGCGACCACTTCACCCACTCTCAAATTGATCCAGACCAGCTCAAAAAGGCTATGCTCTACAATGACCTCAAGGTCGTCTCCGGTTTTTGCGTTTGGTTCCAGAAATCTGGAGTAGTCGCCTTCTACGATGGCCGCCAAATCAATTTCGCTGGCGCTAGGACACGTTTCGAGGCGTCGGACGCACTTTACTCGGCTCGGTTCGACCAATTCGATATACGAGTCGTCCTGCGAGCTTAAAAGTTGTCTCAAAGTTGACAATTTCTTGTCAGACAATTTCCACAAACTTGCCACAAAATTGCCTTATTAGAGATTATTAGATGCAGCAGTCTCTCAGCAGAGAAATCCTACAGTTTGTAGGGTTTTACATTTATTTCGAAGCCGATTTCCTACAATTTGTCGGACTTTTTTTGCAGCAGACATCGAGACGCTTGTCGATCCGTAAGTGCGCAAGTCTCTAACTATCGAAAGTCACGAGGAGAATTATGGAGGTTTGTGCAAAATTTTGTCGAAAACGCTCTTAAAAACCCAAAAATCGCGAGGATAGCAAAGTCAAAACTAGAGATCTCCCGGCAAATTAATTTTCTTTCGGTCGAGATCCCCAGTCGCAACAGAATCAGTTGCCTGATCTTATTTTCCAAAATAGAAGTGATGAGAGAGTCAGCGTGTGAAGCTGTGGCGAAGTGGAAATGGTGCGATGAGCGCCACGTACATCCTAGAGAACCACTGGAGACACACAGAATGCCTTATTGAAGGGCTGAATCGTTCTGGGTGCCAAGAGCATTTTAAAAACGACAAGACACCCGACAGCCGGAGTCGCGACCTGTACTCTCAACATTTTGTTGCCTTTTAAAAGCAACATTTCACGCATACTTATGCAAAATTGGTCAAAATTGGTCAAATTTGGTCAAAATATGTAAAGCTGAAGTGAGAAATTTCTCGAGAAAACATCTGTCAGGTCGATTGAGATAATTTTGGGCGTGAAATGTAAAGCGCACGAAATTTATGCGCTCAACACTATATTATAGTTCTATTCACTATTTTTTTGCGGGAGCGGGAGTGGCTTGAGGGGCAACGGCAGGCATATTCGTCGTACCAGCTTTCGGATTTTCTGGGAGAGCCTCGGTCACGGGCCATTTCTTATGAGACTTCATCGCGGCCTTGCACTCGGCCAGGTTCTTTTTAGTCATGCGATCCTTACAACCATTGTCCGTCCCAAAAGCCCAACCTTTGCAGACACAAAGCAAACTAAACATCAAAAGCGTAAAAATTGACTTCATTTAAAATCTCCTTGTTTGACTGCATTTTAATCACGTTTTTATGAAAAAAGGCTAATCAATTTTGTATTTTCGTCCTATAAAAACTTCATGGCAAGACACGGACTTTTAACTGGACCATTGAGATTGAAAAACGCAAGACTTCATAGGGTTTGGAGGGGAATGAAAACCAGATGCGCTCCTCAAAATGAAAACTATGGCGGCAGAGGAATCAAAGTTTGCCCAGAGTGGAGAGCAAGCTTTAAAGCGTTTCATAATTGGTCACTGTCGAACGGATACGAGGAGACTCTCACCATAGATCGAATCGACAACAACGGAGATTACGAGCCCTCAAATTGTCGTTGGACGAATAGTGAGACCCAAAACAGAAATAGGCGCAACACGATTAGATTTCATGGAAAAACAATTCAGGAGTGGGCGTCTCAAACTGGATTATCAGCAAGCTTGATAACTGTTCGAGTCTATAATCACGGCTGGAGCTTTGAGCGCGCTTTATCTCAAACTCCAAAAGCATACACAAAAAAGTGCAATATTGAACTTTAGCGATGGTGGCTAAACGTAAACTCGACCGAGTGCCGTTGTTTGTTTGGATGGATCGTAATGTCAAACTGGGTATCGACCTCTAAGAAAAACCGCTTCGCGATCGGAGCGCCCTTATCTCTTAGGATCTGAAAATACGTCTGCACGATATTAACCGACTGTTTCGAGGACGTGAGCTCTTCGTCCGTTACCTCGAATCTTAATTCTTCTTGCATACGAAAGTTTTACACCCACGATCTTCGTAGATCAACATTGGACTTCTCATCATGCTTTCGCTCATGATATTCTGGACGCAACCGATATAGAAATCTAATTGCCTAATCTTTCGCGACCTGACAGCTTGAAAGGTCTAGGTCAATAACCCAGATGAACAGGGAAAGAGCAGAACCATGCCGAAGGGTATTCCGCCAAAAGAGCACCAATTCAAACCGGGTCAATCCGGCAACCCGCTCGGAGCCAAACTCCACAACAAGGCACACAAGCAACTCAAGAATCTGACCGAGGCCGAGATGATCGAAATCGGCTCGATGGTTTTGAAGGGCTCGATCGAAGATCTTAAGGCCGTGCTGAAAGATCCGAAAGCGTCTGGACTTAAGTGCATGATCGCCGGTGTAGCGGTTCGAGTCATCATGAAGGGCGACGCTCACGGTATGGATTTACTGCTGAACCGTCTCATTGGTCGGTCAAAGCAGAAAATCGAGATCAGCGGTCCCGAGGGAGATCCTATTCAGACGACCAAGGTGACGATGCAAGAACTTCTCAAGCGTCGCGCTAAACTGGCTCGAGTGATTGATAGTGAGGGTTAGTAAAAAGACGGTCGAAGAATTAAAGAGCCTCTTAGATTGCGAGGAAGAAATCGCGATCATGATGGCTCGGACATCTCTTCACGCTTTTACAAAATGGACAAACGAAAATTATAAAACGAATTGGCACCACAAATTGATTTGCGACAAGCTCGATCAAATCGTGGACGGAGGTCTCAAGAGACTGATGATCTTCACGCCGCCTCGTCACGGTAAATCCGAACTCGTATCTCGAAGATTCCCGGCTTACCTTCTCGGTCGTAATCCAAAATCCAATATTATCTCTGCGTCCTACTCTGCCGATCTCGCAAGCTCAATGAATCGAGACGTTCAGAGAATCATGGACTCAGCCGAGTATGCCGAGATTTTTCCAGAATCATCTCTCAACAAATCAAACGTGCGATCGACAGCGCAAGGATCTTATCTCAGAAACTCGGACGTGTTTGAAGTCGTCGGGCACGGCGGTGTTTATTTATCTGCGGGTGTCGGCGGTGGTATTACTGGGCGCGGTGCAAACTACGCGATCATTGATGACCCGATCAAGAACCAAGAAGAAGCCGACTCTCACGTTTACCGCGAGAAAGTTTGGAATTGGTATGCGTCCACTCTTTACACTCGATTGCAAAAACCCGGCGTTGTCATTCTCACTCTCACAAGATGGCACGAGGACGATCTCGCAGGGCGACTCCTCGCTCTCGCAAAGGCCGATCCCAAAGCCGATCAGTGGGAGGTTTTAAATTTACCGGCGCGATACGAGCAGGCCGGAGCTTACCCTCTCGATCCGAGACAAGAAAACGAGCCGCTTTGGAATTCTGATTTCGGAGACGACACCCTCAACTCGATTCGCGCATCGGTCGGTCCTCGAGTATGGAATGCTCTCTATCAACAAAGACCTTCTTCTATCGGTGGGAACATCGTTCAAAGAGTTTGGTGGAAAACCTACAAAGAATTACCCGCGCTCTTCGATCAAATGATTATCTCTGCCGATTTGACTTTCAAAGATGGGCAGAAGAATGACTTCGCTGTTTTTCAAGTTTGGGGTCGAGTTGGATCTCAAAAATATCTCATAGACCAAGTTCGGGCGCGCATGGGATTCACCGGACAACTCTCGGCGCTGAAAGCTCTGTCTGGAAAATGGCCCGACGCTCAAGGAAAATATATTGAGGACGCGGCCAACGGTGCGGCACTCGTAGATTTTTTAAAGAAAGATGTTTCTGGACTCATCGCAGTTCCGGCGAAGGGATCTAAGATTGCCCGGGCAGAAGCGATCGCGCCACAAATCGAGGCCGGCAACGTATTCCTGCCAGAACCCTCGACAGCGCCGTGGATAAATGATTACATCGAGGAATGGGCAGCATTTCCTAACGGTATGAACGACGACCAAGTGGACGCGACTTCACAAGCCTTGAAAGTGATGTCACAATCCATCGTGGGAGATTGGGCTCCTATGAGCATAACAAAACAATCTAGATGGAGTAAATGATGGCAGATCCTAAAGAGCAGATCATTGATATGCGAGAGCTTGGCTCAACCGGCCTGAAAAGATACTCCGGTTTCATTTATGAAGCTTTCTTAAAAGAACTTACAGGTTGGAATGCGATAGCGATTTACAAAGAGATGACCGAGAATGATCCGGTTGTCGCTGCTATGATTTTCACCATCACGATGCTCTGCCGACAGGCCAGTTGGACCGTAAAAAAAGCCAGCGATCAACAGTACGATGTCGAGGCCGCTGCTTTCTTAGAGTCTTGCATGAGCGATATGTCTCACACCTGGGTCGATATGATTGTCGAGATTCTCTCGATGCTCCAATACGGTTTCGATGCGCAGGAAATTGTTTACAAACGACGATGCGGAGACATCGAAGATCCTTCAATGAGATCGAAATATAAAGACGGTCGAATCGGTTGGAGAAAGATCACCACTCGCGCACAAGAAACAATTTGGCGATGGAGATTCGACGACAACGGCGGCATTCAAGGTTTTGAGCAGATCGCTCCTCCGACATTCAAAAACACATTCATTCCGATGGAGAAAGTTCTTCTCTTCAGAACGACCTCTCATAAAAACAACCCAGAAGGTGCGAGTATCTTGCGCGGCGCTTACCGACCTTGGTACATGAAAAAGAATATCGAGAATATCGAGGCGATCGGTATCGAAAGAGATCTAGCCGGACTTCCGATGGCTCTCGTCCCGCCTGAGTTACTTTCTGCCGGAGCGAGCAATCAACAAAAAGCCATCCTGGCGAACATCCGAGAGATCGTACAGAACGTACGCCGTGACGAGCAGGAGGGAATCGTATTTCCTTTGGCATACGATGCGAACGGCAAGCAACTCTATGACTTCAAGCTCCTCTCATCAGGAGGCTCTCGTCAGTTCGACACGAATAAAATTATCGAGCGATACGACCAAAGAATCGCGATGACTTGCCTTTGTGATTTCATCTTACTCGGACACGCGCAATCGAACGGTCTTAACTTAGCGGTTCAAAAGACCTCTATTTTTACCGGCGCGATCAAAGCGTATCTCGATGTCGTTGCGGACACCTTCAATCGTTACGCCGTGCCTCGCCTCTTCAAGATGAATCCAGACATGCAAATCTCCGCTTACCCGGAGCTCGTTGTCGGAGACGTCGATGAAGTCAACCTCACGGACATTGCAAATTACGTTCAGAAAATCTCGATGGCTGGCGCTCCACTGTTTCCGAACATTGATCTTGAGAAACATCTCGCGAAGATTGCGGGATTCCCTGAGCCGATGACTCCAGAGGATCAAGAGAAGAATAAAAATCTAGAGATCGTGCCGGAGGATTCAGAGATCCCAGATAAGGTGACAGAAATTCCTCCAGATGCAGAGTCAGGATCGGACGCGAACAATCTCGGATTTAACGATTCGACTTTTACTACGAACACGATCACGACAAACGCCGGAGTTAAGCAATTGTGAGAAAAAGCAGATCGAAGGTAAAAAAGCCTGCGCATCTGAACAAACAGGAGGCCCTCACTCAACAAATGGGTAAGGTCGTCCAAGTCAATTTACTCAAAGGCATAAAAACATGGAGGGACAAAATCTCTCCAGACGCGCTTCATAAAGCCTGGCAATCGAGGGACTATAAAAAACTCGAGAAAGTAATTCCTTGGGATAAACTTCCGAGCGAGTTAAAAGAAGTCGATGGTTTCGAGGAGAAGTCCCTAAATAAAACCGCAGCTTTTGAGATTCAGGGCTTACCCGCTCCGATCAAAAACAATCTCCGGTGGGATACAAAAAACCCAGAGATCACAAAATATCTCGATAAACAATCTGGCGAGAGAATCACTCTCATAAAAGACTCGACGATGGAGACGCTTCGTCAGTCCGTAAAAAACACATACGATAAGGGCTGGACTCCGAGAGATGTCGCAAACTCGATCAAAGACAACATCGGGCTCCTACCTCAGCACGCTCGAGCGGTGGATAATTATCGCAACGGACTCATATCAGAAGGCATGAAAAAAGACATGGCAATTGAGCTTTCCTCAAAGTATGCCGAGAAACTTTTGAATTATCGGGCGATGATGATTGCTCGGACTGAAACTAGACTTGCGAACCAGTACGGACAACTTTCTGTTTGGAATGCGGCCAAAAAACAAGGTCTAATGGATGGAGCAAAGAAAACTTGGGTGGTCGATGGAAATCCATGCGACATCTGTGATCCGATGGATGGTATATCCGTGGACATTGATGACGTTTGGGATCTCGATACCGGTGATGAAGTGGACGTCCCAACGGAGAGCCACCCTCACTGCGAATGCAACATGGTAATTACTTTCGGAGATGATGATGAATAATAAAAAGTGGGCGGTTGACGCTATAACCAAACTCGAAAAGCTTAAAGCTAAAAAAAAGCAGGCGACAAATGTTGACGCCGATAAAGCCAATGCGGGTTCGCAAAAAGCCAGCCGCCCACCTATAAAAAAAAACGTCTCTGGAGTGCACGTTCCTTCAACGGACTGGCGAGTAAGAAAGGCCGATCCCGCTACCGCTGATGATGCTGAACCTTTAGAGGACGACGACCAGGAAAGACTCGAGCAACAAGCTCGCGGCGGATACCTCGAGGATACAGACCAGGAGCTCCCGCCAGTAAATAAAGGTGGACCTGGTTCAGGCCCTTCGGGTGGCGCGGTGAAAGTTTACGGCGACAAAAACGGTGGATTCACGCAAGATAAAAGCAAGGCACATTTATTTTCAAACAAAGGAAATGCCGACAAGCAAGCGCAACTCCTGAGTCAATCTCGCGGCGGCAGCAAACATATTCAAGATTTCAAATCTGAGCCTCATAGTGCGGGAGCGTATCACATGGTAACTGCAATTTATAAAGGCGACATGACCGTAAAAGGTGGACCAGGCTCCGGCGGTCCGGACATCGAAACCGAATCAATCGACATGCCTCAATCTCCGCACATCTCAGTCGGCACTCGAAAAGGTGTTTTGGAGAACATGGATTATCACGAGGACGAGATTCCTCTCGATAAAATCACTCACGTCGGACAGAAGAAGTTCGTTCCCGCGAAACTAGACAAAATGCTGTTGAATTACGGTAAGGTCCGAAAGATGCCGATTGACGTTCTGAAGGTCGGAGACGATTACCACGTTATTGATGGACATCACCGATTTCTAGCGGCCAAAAATAATGAAGAGCCGACAATCAATGCGCGCGTGAGAGTAAAATCAATGACTGCAAAATCAGCATTAACACTTGGTCAAAAACTGATGGGCATGGTAAAAAAAGGTGGACCAGGATCTGGTAGACCAGCAGGTGGCGGAGCCGGTGGGAAACAAAACCCTGCCCCAGCATCGAAACCATCTACGCACCAAGGTAAAGCACCACACTCAAACCCGCATAAAGATAAGGGCCACGGAGGGCACAGCGAGGCTCACGGAGGAGCCCACTTTGATCCTTACGCGCAACTCGCCGACACCGCCCAAAAATCCGATCGCACAAAGATCATGAAAGCTGACGCGGCCAAACAAATTGTTTACGGCGTCGTCTTAACTCCTGACGAACTCGACACGCAAATGGAATACATGAGCGCGGAAGATATAGAGAAAACCGCTCACCAATATATGGAGAAATCTCGAGTTGTTGGAAAAAATCACACGAACACAGTCAAAGCGGTTCCGGTCGAGAGCTACATTGCTCCGTTTGACTTCACGATGGACGGTGGTCAGTATGGATCTCAATTCGTGAAAAAAGGTGCGTGGGTTCTTGCGGTGAGAATTTTAGATCCGAAAGAATGGCAGAAGGTCGAGGACGGAGACTACACAGGCTTCTCTATCGGAGGCTTTGGTCTGCGGATTCCTGGACAACTATAATAGCGGTTGCGAACTTTAACTATCTTTGTCAGAATGAGGTTTATTCATGAAAAAATTGATTGATCTAGATCCCGCAGAGGTTAGCCTGGTGACTAGAGGCGCTAACAAACGCAAGTTTCTGATTTGGAAAGACGAAACAGGCGCACCCGAGGAAGAGGACATGCCAGAAAACATTCCCGATCACGCGAATCCAGATATCCCAGTTCAAGATCCACAACAAATTGCAGAAGATCACGGAGTGCCCCCGGTTCCTTTAAGCGCCCGAGCAATGGCAGCCGTTCAGGCAGTCGTAAGAATTTTAACACCATTTAAAGGCGAGATTACAGATTCTGATCTAGACCAAGCAATGTCAGACAGCGGAGTAGTCAACCAGGAGGACAACACAGTGGCAGCACCAGTAAATCCGAAAGCAGCACCCAAAGATCCAAAACAGATGCCTGGCAAAAATCCAGCACCACCTCAAGTCGCAGCTCAGAAAGACGATATGGATGGTGGAGACGTCGAAATGTCAGCCGATGAGGATGACGATGCAGACGACATGGACCAAGACATGATGGATCAGATGAAGGCTTGTAAATCAGATGATGAAATTTTAAAAGTGGCTAAGAGTTTCCTAAACAAATCACAGGGAGGACAATCTGTGGACAAAAAATCGGTAATGAAATCCGATGGCACAATTGACATGACGGCAGTCCCAGAGGCAGTTCGTCCGGCGGTTGAGGCTATCTATAAATCACAACAAGAACTCGTTGCAAAAAACGCAGATCTTGAAACTCAGTTAAAGACTGAAAGACACGAGCGTCGCGAGAAGGAATTCATCGCGAAAGCAGAGTCTTTTGTTCATTACACTGGAGACAGAAAAGAGTTGGCAACACAACTCATGGCGCTTGAAGATTCAAGCAAACCTCTTTACGAGAGTTTCGTAAAAAATCTTGAAGGTCTTGAGAGTGAAAAAGCAATGATTCACAAATCAGCAACTCAAGAAATCGGTAGCGGCATGAGCGCAGGCTCAACAGATGCTTCTGCTAAAATCGACGCGGCTGTTGCAGCGATCGTTACAAAATCAAATGGCGGTTTGTCTAAAGAACAAGCTTACAGCCAATTCATCACTTCTGCTGAAGGCCAAAAATTATACTCTGAATACAAAGGTTCTCGTAAAGGAGGCATCTAATGTTTCAACCAGCTTATGAAATTCCAGGGTTCATGTTAGGTGTTATACCGGCGAATGCAGATATGTCTGCTGAAGCTACAAACCAGTTTTGCGCGGTAGACGTAATCCCAGCGACAGGTGCAGGTCTTAGCGGACCAGCAATTGCTCTCTCGGGTGCGGGTGCGGCGATTTTGGGAATTCTCCAAAACAATCCATTTCTCGGTGAAGCCGCTGAAGTTATGGTTGCAGGCGTGAGCAAAGCTCGTTTGTCTGGCACCGTGGCTGAAGGCGCTCTTCTCATGTGTGATACTGCCGGTAAATTGCTCGTCGCCACTTCTGGCAATCAAGCAATTGCAAAAGCATTATCATCAGGCGTTTCGGGTGATGTTTGCCCGGTTCTTTTAAAATCTTACGGAAAGGTGTAATAGATGTCTCAACCAACTCGTTCAGATGTTCACGTAAATAAACCGCTGACGATGATGTCTATTGCGTACATCCAGGACTCAAAGGATTTCGTAGCAGACAAAATTTTCCCAGTGGTTCCAGTTCAAAAACAATCTGACCGTTATTTCTCATACGATAAAGGTTACTGGTTCCGCACTGGCGCACAGAAACGCGCACCAGGCAGTGAATCAGCAGGCGGCGGATTCCACGTTGACAACACTCCTTCATATTTTTGCGACGTTATCGCTCATCACATGGATGTTGATGATCAAACTCGCCAAAATGCGGACGAGCCAATCAACATGGATCGCGATGCGACCCAATTCGTAACTCAACAACTTTTGTTGAAACGCGAAATTGATTTCATGGCAAAATACTTTGCTGCGAACATCTGGACAGGTCACGCTGGTGGTGATTTCACTCCTGCTTTGACTTGGGATAACGCTGCTTCTTTGCCGATCAACGACATCGACAATTTGAAGTCTGAAGTTAAATCTAAAACAGGCCGCATGCCGAACACTCTCACGGTTGCTCGTGACGTGTTCACAATGTTGAAGAACAATCCTTCAATCCTCGATCGCATCAAGTACACTCAACGCGGACTCATCACTGAAGATTTGCTTGCATCTCTTTTCGGTGTTGATAAATTCCTCGTTGCCGATGCAGTCTTGAACTCGGCTCAAGAAGGTCAAGCAGACAGCTTGAATTTCATCGTTTCGAAGAAGGCTCTATTGACTTACGCAGCTCCGGCTCCGTCAATCATGCAACCTTCTGCTGGTTACACTTTCTCTTGGACTGGATTATTCGGTGCTGGCGCTTACGGCAACCGCGTTTCTTCATTCCGCATGGAGCATTTGAAATCAGATCGCATCGAAGGTGAGATGGCTTACAACCAAAAAGTTGTTGGCGCTGACCTCGGTGTTTATATCCCGCAAGCGATTGCATAATGTACATTGCCTGTCGAGATTTAAACCTCGGAGGCAAAGAGCCGGTTCGCAAAGGCGAGCCGGTTGATACGTCGGCTATGCACCACATGGCCGTTCGTTCGTTACTCAATATGGAGTGGATCGTTAAAGTAGACGACGAGTCTCCTAAGCCAGAGCTAGAAGCTCAACCTCAAAAGGCGAATAATAAAAGTAAAAAACGGAGGTAGCCAATGTGGAAATATTCAGGCGATCCCTCAGCAAATCCCAAAGACGCAGTTCGATTTATTATAGGCGACACGATGGAGTCAGATCCTTTATTGACTGACGAAGAAATCACTTACCTGTTGAATATCTATAATGGCGCTCCGATGAATGCATCCATACGCGGATGCGAAATGATTATGGCAAAATTCTCAAGACTCGCCGACGAAACGGCAGGCCAGGTCAAAGTTTCTTATTCTCAAAAAGCAAAACAATACGCAACGATGAGAGACGCTCTAACCATGAGACTCGCCGTTGAGGATATGATCCCTTCTGCGGGAGGCATTTCTGTTTTGGGCAAAATCCAAAACAATGCGAACCCAGATCTTGTAAAACCTGATTTTAAAAAACACATGATGGAAAATAAAGAAGTAGCTCCTTGGGTAAACGGACCGGGAGACGATTGTGGCGAGAAAAGCGGAGATTGAGAAATTTGTTTCTGGAGACCATTGTTCATGTTGCGGAGTTAAATTAAACGACGACGAAGAGCAACGATGGCTTATGGTCAGAGAGATATATTTCGCGGGACCACTTCGAGGCGCTGAGAAAAAGAAGATCTTCGTTCACGTGAAGTGCATGAGGATCATAAATCACGGAGTTAAGCACTAGATGCCGACGACAGTTAAGAACGGTGAAGCATTTAAAAAGTTCGTTGCCGAGATGAAAAAGGCAAAGGACTGCTACGTCGCAATCGGATTGCACGAGGACGCTGGCGAATATAAAGACGGCACGTCTGTCGTCAATGTTGGACTCTGGAATGAGTTCGGCACTGACAATATTCCCGAGCGAGCCTGGATGCGTACGACGATCGACGAGAATCAAGGTGCATTGGAAGAGTTTAGAAAGGGCTTGATCGAAAAGGTGCAGGCTGGAAATCTAACCGTTCATCAAGCTCTAGAAAAAATCGGAATGCGTATCCAGGTTCTTTTGCAAAATAAAATAGGATCCAACATGGAGCCAGAAAACGCTCCGAGCACTCTCAAAGCAAAGGCCCGAGCCGGACAAGGCTCTCGAACTCTCATCGCCACGGGTCTGATGCAGAGATCAGTCACATACAAGGTTTACGGCGCATGAAACGAATGCAGGGCAAAGTATTTTTGATGAATTCAATGGGTCAAGCCGACGTGTTCACGGTTCACCGAGCAGCGACTGTCGTTTGGGTCGATGGCATTCCTCAAGAGACCGCTGTTAACACTTACCAAATGACCGGCAACATCCAACCTCTCCCTGGTAAGGATTTATTGCTCGTTCCCGAGGCTCAAAGAACTAAAGAGAACAGAATTATATTCACCGAACAAAACGCTAAAACACCCCTGTTGAACGACCGAGTCTGTATCGAAGGCGCTTTTTACCAAGTGCAAGAAGTCGCCAACTGGGGAACATACTCACGATTGAGAGTTACGAAGGAAGATGCAAAAGCTGGACGTTGATTTTGCGACATTCAGGAGAGTGATTTGCGAACAGGTGAGACTCATCACGGGATGCGTTTGCATAAAAGAGGAGCCGAATCAGTCGGACGCTCCGCGCCCTGACCTACCATATTTCGGTTACAAAATTACCAGTCCAGGCGTCCCGATGGGCGATGCAAATTTTCAAGACTCAAACGGTGGACAAGACTTTAGCTACGGTACGCAGATGAAAATGAGCGTTTCGTTTCACTGTTATGCGCTCGATCAAGACGAAGCCTATAATAAAATGATGCTCTTCCAAATGGCCCTCAATACGAATCCAATCCAAGAGAGCTTTCGCCGAAAAGGTCTAGCTATCTGGGACTGGGGAACGGTTGCAGATTTGTCGGCTTTGTTGAATACTGGGTATCAAGGCAGAACACAGTTTGACGTGCAATTTGGTTATGCGGCGAATTTGATCTCGACAGTCGGCACCATCGACACGATCGACATTACCGGACACGCTGACCAAAATGAAATTGATTTAGAAATTATAAAACCTTAGGAGCAAAAACATGGGTGCAATTGATCAAATCGTAAATATTCAGATCTCACAACAAACCGCTGCCGTCCCACAAGAAGGCTTCGGAGTTCCACTCATCATGGGGCCTTCAAACAGATTCTCGGATCTCGTTCGATATTACACAGACCCAGCGGATATGCTTGCCGATGGTTTTTTAACTTCTGATCCTGAGTATGTAAAATGCGTTGAGGCTTTCGAGCAAGATCTTCAACCAACGCAAGTCGGCATTGGAAAATACAGCGCAGCCGTCGCGCAAGTCGAGACAATCACTCCAGACGTTTCATCACAAACAGTTCAAGTTTATTCGATCACAATTAACGGAGTCGCTTACGCTTTCACTTCTGATTCTTCTCCGACTGCTGCGGAAGTTGTTGCGGGTTTGATCGCTCTCATCAATGCGGATGCAAATTGTGCCTTCGCAGCGACCGGAACAACGATTCTCGTCCTCACGGCAAAACAAGCCGGTGCTGGCGGAACATTTGTTCTTACTTCAAATTTAAACGGCGTTCAAACGACTGCAAATCACGGTATCGTTACCGACATCGTAGCTCTCCAAGCTGTTTCTGATATCTGGTACGGCCTCGCGATCTGCTCTGCCCTCGCCTCAGACATCGAACAAGTTGCTTCTTATATCGAAACACAATTAAAAATCTTCATCGCTGTAACTGGTGATGCGGCCGTAAAAAATCCTTCAAGCACAACTGACGTTGGCGCGATCTTGATGGGTAAATCTTACAAGCGCACCGCTCTGGTTTACACAGCGAATCCGCGATCAGGATTAGAGGCTTCATGGTTGGGCGGCGTTCTTCCGACAACTCCAGGATCTTCTACATGGAAATTCAAAGGCGCAAAAGGCATCACTACAGATAAATTCTCTCAATCAGATCGCAATGCTTTGATCGGTCAACCTGGCGTGCCAGGCAAGAACGTAAACATTTTTGAAACTGTTGGCGGACAAAACATTTTCGAAGAGGGTTTCATGTGCGGAGGTCAGTTCATCGACATCACTGTCGGTATCGACTGGTTGAAATCAACGATGCAAAACAATGTTTTCTCTTTGCTCGTTCAGAACGAAAAAATTCCATACACAGACATCGGCGCGGCGATCATTGAAAATGCAGTTCGACAAACTCTGAAGCAGGGTGATGACGATACCGGTAGCGGACTCATCGACCATACTTCAATCGTTGTTTCTGCGGCTCCGGTTCTCTCTCAGCCAACTGCTGACCGAGCGAACCGAATCTACCGTGGTATCAACTGGTCTTGTCGTTTGGCAGGAGCGTTTCATTTCATCGTAATCAAAGGCGTTGTAACAGTTTAATTTATAGGAGCATTTCATGAGCGTTAAATCATACGATCCAGGTCAAGTTGCAGTCATCGTTGGCGGCAAAATCATTAGCGGCTTCTCAGAAGGCACTATGGTTAAAGCATCAAGAAACGATGCGGCCTATTCTTTAAAAGTCGGAGCGGACGGCGAGGGAACTCGCACCCGATCTAGAAACACTTCTGGAAAGCTTGAGTTCAGTCTCATGCAGTCCTCTGACTCGAACGATTATCTTTCAAGTCTCGCTCTCGCGGACGAAGCTTCAAACGCCGGCACGGTTGCTTGTCTTATCAAAGACGGCTCTGGTCGATCGGTTTGGGGCGCTCTCACCGCTTGGGTTCAAAAACTTCCAGACGCTGACTTGGCGAAAGAAGTTCAAACCAGAACTTGGGTTTTAGAGACCGACAACATCACGATTTTTATTGGCGGTAACTAATGGCTAATGAGCTAATCAAGAAAACCATAGACGGTCACGATTACGAGTTCTCAATCTTTGGAGCGAAGAAATCTATCAAGGTTTTAGTTCGCCTGTCGAAGATTCTCGGAAAGCCGTTTGGTCTTTTGATGGGTTCATTCAAAGGCCCTGGCAAGATGTTGGAGAGAGAAGTAGATACCGACCTGATGAGTTTAGCGTTCTCCGCTTTGACTGATAATTTAGATTCAGACGAAGTGATTGATATCTTAGAGACTCTCGTGGCCGGTGATTACATTCTTTGCGACGGCAAAAAAGTTATTTTCGATACTCATTATGAAGGTCGTCTCGATCACCTAATGAAAGTCGTTATGATTGCCCTCGAGGTGCAATACGGAAATTTTTCCGGCGCCATATCCGACCTCCGGCCAGTAAAAAAGAATCATCAGACGATGCAGGAAAATCAAACGTAGATTGGGTTATTTGGAGGCCCGTAATGGAGGGCCTCGACACACTCTCGAATGTTCAAAACGTGTGGAGTATAACGGATCTTTATGATGCACACGAAGCTTTAGATATTAAGGCCGAAATTGAGGCCCATGCACGAGAGGCGGCTAAGTAGCACATGACAACTTTCTTTTCTCCCAAGCCTTTTTGCAAGTCTCTCTTTGTTCATTGGACATTTTCTTGCCTTTATTCCAAGACGGTTTCCCTCTTCTTGCAGCAGCCATCTTTTCAATTGTTTCTGAAAAATCTTTTCGTTTTTTTCGATCATAAACGACTGGATTGTCCAATCGAATTTTTCTCATTTTATCTCGGAACTCGATCGATCGCTTCAATCCTATTTGACCGACGCTTATCTTTTTTTTCGTATTTTCACTATGCTTTCTTCCTGAGTGAGATCGACTCATTTTTTTCAAAGTTGATTTATGCGTTTGAAAACCTTTCGAGCCTCCGCTTTGTAAGTTGTAGCCTTTTGACTGATTTGTTGAGTCGAACTTCAAAACAAAAACAGCCTCTTTTTCAAATGCCTCAGACTTCGAATTTGTTTCGAATAAAACTTCAACTTGAAAAGATCCATCAAAGATTTGGGGACGTTCGTTTTTATGTTCGGACATCCTCTTTTTTAAGTTTGAAGTGCATCCGATGTAAGATTTTCGACTCTTTAAATTCAATATACGGTAGACTTTATATCTCATGGGCATCGTATAGGACGTTATCTATGACAGGTCAATCATTTTTGGGGGTGCCAAATTAACGTGCGAGAAATGTTGACCACATGGAATTTTCAGATCAACCACGAGCCTCTCGAAAAGGTTGAAAAAAGTCTTGATGCAATTAAGGAGCGACTCGATTTCTTGGCCGCCGGAGAAGTCGCAAAAGGTCTCTTCGAAATGGTCGAGAAGTTCGGCCAAATGGCAGAGCAACTCCACCTCGCAAGCGCATCCGCAGGTCTCACTGTCGAAGAAATGCAACGCCTCTCATTCTCCGCTCAACAAGCCGGAGTCTCAGCAGAATCCGTTTCGACAGGGATGTTCCGACTCTCGCGCGCGCTTTACAGTGCACGTCAAGGAAACGAAGAAGCCCTAAAATCATTTTCAAAACTTGGAATTAGTTCCGACCAACTCACACAATTTAAGACGGCGAAAGACGCTCTCGGGGCAATCTCGGATAGAATGCACACCATCAAAGACCCGATCGAGAAAGCCGCTCTCTCAATGGCCCTTTTGGGCCGTGGATCGAGGGACATGGTTGGATGGTTGTCTCAAGGCTCTGCCTCAATTAAGGCGACCGGAGACAAAGCGTATGTGCTCTCAGAGGATCAGGTCGAAGCTCTCGTGAGTGCCGAGCACACGATGGGTGCATTCTGGAATATGATAAAGAACATTGCAGGATCTATCGCTGCTAATTTCGCGCCAGTCCTCGAGCGAGCCGTTCACACCGTCATGGATTTTGTTGCCGCAAATAAACAACTTATTGAAAACAATGTGGAGAATTGGCTGAAGGGCCTCGCTTTCATGTTTGGTTTCATCGTCGGCGTCATCGAGAGTGCGGTTTATTGGTTCCTAAAGCTCGCTCATGCTCTTGGCTTCGAGGATCATATTCTCCAAGCCATCGGACTCTTCGCCGGACTCGTCACGGGAATCCTCGCGTTTAAAACGGCAGCTATGGTGCTCTCTCCGGTCATCTCTGCGGTATCGAGCGCGTTTGGTATTCTGCAAAAAGCCGTGGGTGCAATAAAATGGATCTGGGGATTCTTCGAAGGACTCGCTGCGGTAATCGGAGTATCGACCGGAGCCTTAATCGGTATCATCGCCGCCGTGGGCGCTCTCGTCGTCATCGGTCATGACTTATGGCAGGTTTTTCACAACGGCAAAAGTTTTAAAGACACTTGGATCGGTCAGGGTGCAAAATATATCCAGGATTTGATCGAGAAGTTCACCGGACTTAAACAAATTTTTGGGATGGGTGACAGTGATAAAAAATCAGCAGAGGAGAACACACCAGGAGCCGGTGTCCTTAAAGGAATTTCTCAAACGCAGGCATTCGGAAATTCTCTTATGCCTAATCTTACTGGCAATCCTGCTTATGGAAGTGCAGCACTGACTCCTGACTTTGGATTCGGTGTTACTCCGGCGACCTCACAAAATCAGATCAACGCTCCAGTCACAATCAACGTTCCTCCAAACACTCCTCCTGAGCAGGTTGGAAAGCACGTTCAAATGGGAATCAAAGATCATCTCGACAGCGTGATGAGAGAAACGAAACGCAGTCTCACTCCGGCGGTGGCTCACTAATGGGAATCATTGACCAAATCAAAGGTAGAAAACTCGTACAGTTCATCAAGAACGGCAACACCGTCATCACGATCGACTGCACCCTCAAGCAATCTCACTCTCGTAAATCGACTCCGACCAAATTTCAAATTGAAACTGGCGAGACGATTTCAGATCATATCGTTTTAGATCCTTTCAAACTCACTCTCGAAGGAGTCATCACAGACTCTCCTCTCTCGATAAAAAGCGCGGTCATTACCTCTGGAGCTGCGGCAATCGGAAACAAGATAGCCGGAAATCTAGGGACGACTCTCGCGGTTGGAGGAGTCGCTCTCGCAAATGTTCTCAAAAAATCCTCAAGCCCTTCTGCGGCAGCATTTGTAAATTTGCTTCAGCTTCAGGAGGACAAAGAACCTTTCGACGTTCTGACTTCTCTAAAATTGTACAAAAATATGTGGATCTCCAACATCAGCGTCCCTCGCGACGATAAAACCGGATACGCTCTGATGTTTACGGTCGAGTTGGAGCAGCTTCTTTTGGTAACTCCTGAGACAGTGAACATTCAGAAGTTCTCGAAAGCAGATCTCGCAGCCGACGAAGCCAACAAAGGAAAACAAGAAGCCAAGAATGCACTTTTAGACGAGTATAACAGAGGAAATAATTTAGCTAAGTCTCTGGCTCAAGTTCCGGGAGCTTCACAATGACAACAGTTCAAACTATTCCTGCAAAAAACGATTTACCTTGGTACAAATTCAAGATTGCTTTGTCTGGAATAATTTACACTTGTCGATTTAGATTCAACACTCGAATGAACCGTTGGATGATTGATCTTTGCGACTCAGCCGAGAATGAAATCATAAACGGACTTCCTCTTTTAATTTCCAGAAATATCACCGGGCAATTCGTCATAGCTGGCTTGCCAACAGGAGTTATTTTTGTCACAGACGATACCGGACAAGATCAACAGCCGACTCGATATTCATTTAACCAAGACAAGACTCTCTTTTATGTGGACTTGAATGCATGAGTTTATTCAATCGACAGTACGCAGTTACAATCGGTCTGCCAGGACAAGAAGGTTATCAATACACCGATCTGCGCGTTACTTTTGATATCACAAAGACCTCAGAATCGACTTCGAACAAAGCAAAAATCGCTCTCGTCAATCTCAACAAAGAATCCATCTCTAAGTTCACAAAAGGTTATTTGATCCGTCTAGAGGCCGGTTACGATGACCTGATAGAAACTGTTTATTTAGGCGATGTGGTGAGGGCTACGAGTGAGAGACATGGTGCGGACGTCATCACAACTTTCGAGTGCGGAGACGGCGAGCATCAATTGGTGAATGCGGTTTTCGATCGGTCTTATCCTCCAAATACAAAATACGTCGACATCATAACCGACCTTGCCAAAGCTCTCGACGTCGATATTGGAACCGTCATCGGAATTCAAAATAAATCTTTGGGATCTGGTTTTGTTTGCACCGGAAGTGTGCGAAGAAATCTCAATCAACTTCTCAAAAATCAAAAATTAGAGTGGTCGATTCAAAACGGCGCTCTGCAAATTCTTCCCATCAGCAGTCACGTCGGAGAAGAGGCGATCTTAATTTCAAAAGAGACCGGACTCATCGGCGTACCCTCAGAGGGAACAGACTTTTATAAATTCAACTCTCTCTTAAATCCAAAATTGATCCCTGGCCGAATTGTTCAATTGACCTCGAGTACTCTCAACGGAGTTTTACGAATCCGTAAGGCACAGTTCGAGGGAGACTCGAGCGGTCAGAAGTGGGACGTCGTTGTCGAAGCGGTGAAAATTCCTTTCAAGGCAATTCCTCCGCAAAACGTCGGTACTGACTTCATCACGGTGGAGGGCACAGCTTGAGCGACTTAGACGAATACTCAGATAATCTTTACGACCCATCGACGACGAATGAAGAAGGCGAAACACCGACGCTCGAGGATGTGATTACGTCCGCGATCGACTCGAGACTTTTGGAGTTGCACACCACGATTCCATGCGAGGTTGTGAAGGTCATCAATAACTCTTACGTCGATGTTCAGATTTCTCTCATGAGACAATATACGAGCGGAGACCAAGTTAAGATTCCGGTCGTACAAAATGTTCCTATCTCTCATCCTCGCGGTGCGGATTACTGGATCAAGTTACCGATCGCGGTCGGCGATTTGGGTATGTTGCAATTCTCTGAAAGAAGCTTAGACGCTTGGATGGTTTCTGGAGGAACGGTCAACCCAGCAGACTCTCGAATGCATCATTTGACGGATGGTATTTTTATACCAGGTCTTTACCCGATGGATAATGTCGTGGCGGGCGATCCTGGAGACCTCGTTGTGAGCAACGGCCAGTCGCAAATGGTCGTTATGAAAAGCGGCAAGTTCAAAATAAAGAACCAATCGAACGAGCTGATTGATTTACTAGACCAAACGCTGAAGCAAATTTCTATGATCGCTGACACACTAAACCAAGACACCACGAACACAATTTTCGGCCCTCAAAAGCTCAATATGTTCGCGAAATACGCCACGATAAAAAGCGCGGTAGACGACTTAGATTCTAAACTGGAAACTCTGAAAGGATAGCGATGGCTCTCGTAAATACAAAAACCGGAGACGCAATTGCTGCCTATGTTCAGAGCGTAAAACCTCCTGCCGGCGCTCCTGTCACATCGGACCAACTCAAAGCAATTTGGGAGGGAGTGATGGGGATACTTTACGGTGACATTGAAACGGACGCTGATATAGTTTTAATGGCGGGTGACATTACGATTCCGGGAGTTGGTTTGAATTCGCCGGTTGGTCCAGTTACCGGAGATGCGGTCAACGCGCCCGGCACAGTTTCAGGGAGGATTAAATGAGCGATCTGCTTTTAGATTTAGATCCTGACTCTGCGAATTATGGCGACTTCCTTTTGACGAATAATGACCTCACCATCGTCACCGATCAAAACTTAGGTATCGAGCAATTCATTTTACAGAGACTTCGCACCTATCTCGGCGAGTGGTTTATGGATCTCTCCATCGGTGTGGATTACTTCGGTCAAATCCTACTTAAGAACCCAGATATAGCGGATATCGACGCGATCATCCAAACGACAATTTTGCAAACGCCAGGCGTAAAAGAGCTGGTAGCATATTCTTTTAATCCAAATTTTCAGACTCGGGTTTTGAGCCTCGCTTTCACTGTGAATACCATCTCAGGCGTGGTCAATTATCAAGGAGCGTTGACAGCATGATCACATACGGACTATCGGCACTCGGCTTCAGGGCGAAACAGCAACAAGAAATCATCAATGAGTTGAAAGTCTCAATTCAAGGTCTTTTCGGTCAGAACACCAACTTCGCTCCCCAATCTAACTTCGGACAGCTCACAAATATTTTGTCTGAACGTGAAGCCCTTTTATGGCAGCTCGCAGAGGCCGTTTACAGCTCGCAAAGTCCGAACGGAGCAGAGGGCACATCGGTCGATAACATCCTTGCATTCGCTGGCCTGAGACGTTTATCGGCCTCTCCAACTAGAACCGCATCCTCGCCTGTCACTCAATCAAACGGCATCGTGCAAAACGGTCTCGTTCTCGGAGGCGTTGCGGGAACTGTCATTTCTCAAGGCTCTATCATTCAAACAACCGGCTCGCCTCCGGTTCAATTTACTTTAGACTCGGCAGTCACTATTGCGGCGGCCGTAAATGCAATTCAAAGTTTGTTTTTCTCGAACACTCCGAATACGGGTGCTTTTCAATTGGGTTTTCCAAACGCTCTGACGCCCTCGATGCCTTTCAACATTCTCGCGCAATCGAGTTCGTTTAAATTTGCATCGGTTCCGACCGCAGGAGCTTTTTCTCTTATGTTTGGCGTTGCCGGCGTGGGTGTTAACACGCCCTCGATGTCTTTCAACTCGAGTGCTGGACAAATTCAAACCGCAATCCAAACCATGTCAGGACACTCAACCGTTACAGTTACGGGCTCGATGTCTGCTGGTTTTGTTATTGGTTGGGGAGCAACACCGAATCCAATTCTCTCTCTCAACACGAACACGACTGGCGTTGCGGCGACGTTTCAAAATTCATTTCAAGCAAATATTAATAATCTTCAAGACTCTACGACAAACCTTTACCCGTTCACGGATGTTTCAGTCGTGATGGGTGCGACAGGATTCAATTTCAACTTCGGAGCGAACACTCCGGCGTCTGGACAAGCTTCTTCTGGAGATCAAGCTCAACCCATCATCACGATCTCTGCAAATAACCTGATGAACTCAACGACCGTTACGAATTTGAATATCGTGACGAGCCAAACTGGATCTATCGCAAAAGGTATTGGATCTGCGACTTGTAAAGTTGACGGACCGAACTTTATCGGAGCTGGTGCTCTGACTGTAATCGGAACTTCTATTTCAGGTTGGAATACGGTCAACAACGAACTCGATTGCATCACTGGATCGAATATCGAGAACGACACTCAAGCCCTCGTGCGAAGAATTAACAACTTACAAGCTCACGCGAACGGACCTCTTCAGTCGATCATTCAAAAAGTCCGCGCAATCGCAAACGTCATCACTGCGATCGGATTTGAGAATCTCAACGAAGCCGCTTTGCAAAGAATACATTTCCCAATCCAACCAACTTCGGGAAAATACAATCTCGTCCTTCAAGGAATTATATCTGGAGACGTCGCTTACAATGCGACAGCGGCTCAAATCCAAACGATACTGAGAGCATACTCTGGATTCGAAGATACTTTGGTAACCGGAGACGCCATCAGCGATTTCATCGTAGATTTCAACGGTTCTCTCGGTGGACAACCGGTTGCTCTCATGACGGTCACGACCAATACGACCGGCGGCGCGGTAAATGTGACTTTCGATCGTCCGGGAAAATCTTTCGAGATCGTTGCTGATGGTGGAGACAACACCGCAATCGCAGCGACCATTTTGGGATCGAAACCTGCCGGAATTCAAACTTACGGCGGTGTCGAAGTCCCTGTTTTCGATACAGACGGCAATCAATATAATATCGAATTCTCTCGACCAACTCAGGTTCCATTTTATGTCAAAATCGTTCTTCAAACCGACTTCTTCACGGCTGACCAGCCCGAGTTTAATCCGGCAAGCGTCACCACCATTCAACAAGACATCGTTGCTTTGGGAAATCAGTTTGGAATCGGCGGTCTCGTCATCGGAAGAGGAACAAAAGGTCTCGTTGGAGCTTTCAACGATGTGCCGGGCATCTTAAATTACACTCTCGTTTTCGAAAGAAACACAAACCCGACAAGCGATGCGAATATTCAGGTTCAATCAGAAGAGGTTCCAGTTTTCGAATCATTTAACATTTCGGTTTCATACACATGATAGTAACGAAGATAACCACGCACGTTTTAGACGGACTCAATCGCTTGCTCCAACAATATCAGGGCAAGCCGAGAATTGAGTCTTTCTACACGTCTCACCTTCAACAAATGCAGGAGTTGGAGGACGCAATTTACGCTCTCGACGAGGGCAGATTGCTTTGGAATGGAACTTCGTCTCCGGCGGTCGGGCTTCAGCTCGATACGATCGGTCAACTGGTAGGAATTCAAAGAAACGGCCTCTCGGACGCAGAATATTTGCTGTTTATTTTTGGAAAAATCTCTGAGAACTATTCGGACACCACGATACCCACAATTTTGAGCATTATCGGATACGTTTTTCAGGCTCCGATCGTTAAAATCCAAGAGATCTTCCCTGCGGGTGTCGCGATTCAGGTTTTCGGCACTCCGATCGACCCAAGTCTTTACCCGATAGCCGTAGGTCTAGTGCGAGCTGCGCTGGGAGCGGGTATCAAATTGATTTTTGCGGGTGCATCGCCGACAGTAAATGTATTCCGATTTTATGCAGCAGACACGACGTCCAAAAATGGCTTTGGCGACGTGAACGACCCAACCGTGGGCGGAGAGTTTATTGGTGTTTTATAAAAAACCTAGCGAGTGAGAGTTGAAATATGAACAGACCAGATAGTTACTTAAATTGGACCGATGGCAATTCGACGAAAGTAATCGACCCACCTTCGGGACTCAAATTTCAAGGTTGGTCTCCGGGACAAGCTCCACCCTCACAATATTTCAACTGGTTGCTATGGAAAACCGATCAATGGATTCAATATTTTGATGAGATCACAAATTCAGGTGTGCCCGAGCAAGCAATTCGACTCATCAACGGCGGTTTTTTAGGATTCAACTCTCAATCGAATATTTTAAAGTGGAGTGATATTCTCAACATCGCAATTCCAGGCTCTCCAGACTCGGCGAACGCAATTGCGGCCGGAAATGTTACTCTCGCAGACGGTTATCTAGCTTACGTCGCCCTTGTTTTGCCGGTCATCGCTTCTGGTAACTTGGTAAACGGCTCCGACATGATTACGGCTCTGAATTATACCGGCAATCTCTCGATCGGAATGACAATTTTAGGAAACGGTATCCCTTCTGGCGCGACAATTCTCGCGGTCAGCACGAATAGCGTTCAAATGTCGGCTCCGGCAACCGCAGACGTGAATAATAACGTCATGCTTTTCTCAACTGTAAACTCTCTGACGGTTCAAACCGCTCAAGCAAATACTTTTATCCCTGACACCGATCATCTAGTCATCGCTCGACGAGTTGGCGGAAGAGTTTTCATCGGCATCAACGCGAACATCATGGTTTTGCAAAACGGAGAGTCGAAGAAACTTCTCGAGACAGGATATTTACAAACTTACGACGACGTAATCGCCGGGGAGAATATCAGTGCAGGACAAGCAGTCTACGTTTCTCCTGGAGGATCAGCCGATGGTGGCAGAACTGTTGGGCAAGCTTATCTTTTGGATTGTTCTGCTGGTAATGGTCAGAGAAGCTTCTTCGCAGGTATCGCGATCGAAACGACAACAGCGGGAAACGCACTCTCTTTAGTTTTTACAGGATTTGCTAATTTCACAAGCCTAACTCCTGGCGCGGTTTATTACGGAAGTGATACGGTCCTCGGAGGACTCACAACTCCAAAGCCGTCGTCTGTCGGCGCGAGTATCATGCCGGTTGGCGTGGCCGTCTCTGCGACAAAACTTTTGATGACCACAGCAGAGGGTGTCGTCGGTCCTCAGAATCAATCAATTTTTGAAGCCGAGAAAATCGGCGTCGGTAACGGAGTGACAACTTCGTTCCCTTTGACACAAACTCCTCTCAATCAGAACTCAACTTTTATCTTCGTTGACGGAATGCTTTTAAATCCGAGCGAGTGGTCTTTGAGCGGTTTAAATGTCGTGCTAAATACGCCTCCGGCTCCGGCCCAAGCTGTAGACGCACAATATATTCAGGCAAATCAACTCGACATCTCAGCAATGCAAGAAATCCCAACGAAAGTTGCTCCTTCGACTTACCAATTGGCGGGAATGCCTCTCAATCAAAATTCGATGATGGTTTTTATCGACTCTTTGAGAGCTTCACCGAATGCATACAGTCTCGTTTTAGGATCGAACAGCGCGCAAATTGTTTTGAATACGGACTTAACTCCTGGACAAACAATCGAAGTTCTTTACTTCCAAAATATTGCCGGCAACGGCGGCTTCGGCACCGTGACTGCTGGATCGAATGAAGGCTCTGGACACGCTATTTTTGATACAATCGTTGCTGGTGTCATGAAGTTTTTCAGTTTAAAGGCTGGAGGCTCGACCAGTATCGCAAACGACGGACATGGCAACTTAGTGATCTCTTCGACTGGAGGTTCAGGCGGTTCTTCCCGACAAGTGTATGGAGACCCGACCACACCAGAAACTTTCGATCCGACGTCTGGACTTGTCGCAGGTGCTGAGATGGATCAAACTTGGATCATCGAACCACCTGGCGGAGCAGTGCCTGTGACTGCCGCCGCCCAAATTCAGAACGGCACGATTGTCGGTCAGAGATTAACATTGCGCGGACTGAGCCCGGTCAATTACTACGAATTTCAAGGGCTCGCAGGATCTGTTGTCGCCAATTTATCTTTAGACGGCAATTGTCAGGTGACCGACAACCAAGCGTTGACGGTTGAGTGGGACGGGACTCTTTGGTTTGAGGTTTGTAGACGTTCTTAACAACAAAACGGAGTCCAAAATATGAAGGCAATTTTTTTAGTAATGTTCTTTATCGGTCTAACGGCAAACGCGGCTTCAAACCGCGTGATCTCAGCAGACCAAATCCAATCATCAGACGCGACAAAGACTTACACTCTTCCGGCCGCAACTGATACTATCGTCGGTCGCGCAACTTCAGATACTTTGACGAATAAAACTCTCACAAGTCCTTCAATCACGACTCCAACTGGAATCGTTAAGGGTGACGTCGGTCTCGGAAACGTAGACAACACTTCTGATGCGACAAAAAACTCAGCGACAGCAACTCTCACAAATAAATCAATTTCAGGCGCGACAAACACTCTCACTGCGATCCCAGCAGCAACCGCTCTTTCAGGGACTGTCCCTGTAGCGAATGGCGGTACGGGTTCTGCTTCTTTGACTTCAGGCTCAGTGGTTGTCGGTAACGGAGCTTCTGCGGTCAGCCTCGTTGCTCCGGGAACTTCTGGAAACGTGCTCACTTCAAACGGAACCACATGGTCGAGCACTGCGCTCCCAGCGACGGTCCCAACTATTACTGGCTCTCAAGCGTCTCCAACTGCGATCACTGCGGCTGGCGGAGTTCCTTTTTCTGGATCAAATTATAGCAATTCAATCTACGTTTCGACTGCTTCTGGAAACGTGACCGTGACTGCGACTCCCCAAGTCGTTGCAGGTACTTTGGTGGGTCAGGTTTTGAGCATTATTGGAACCAGCGCATCGAATACAGTTACCCTTGCGGATGGCAGTGGTTTGAGCTTAAATGGACCTATCACCATTGGAAACAACAGCGCTATTATTTTACAGTGGAACGGGGCTTCGTGGTACGAGATTTCACGCCGATAATTTCAAGAAGAGACAAATTTTTGTCTTTGTTTAAGCAGGCTGATCCCGCAGATTGTTGGGATTGGCTTGGACATATTGATGCTTACGGATATGGAGTTCTCAGTATTTTTGGTAAAAAATATAAAGCTCATAGAATTTCTTATTTTTTTAAAAACAACTCTTTAGATGAGAATCTTTTAGTTTGTCACTCTTGCGACAATAGAAAATGCGTAAATCCAAATCACTTGTGGCTTGGAACTAATAAGCAAAATTCTAAAGATTGCGTCGAGAAGGGTAGACATAAAAGTTGGTTCTCGAGTGATAAGTATAAGTTACTTTTAGTAACTAAACGTCATGCGCTTTCAAGATCAAGAGACGCTGGTGGAAAATTTGTTTAAATTATTATTTATTCTTTTATTTTCAAGCCATGCCTTCTCATCGACACTTAGAACGGTAGCTGCCGATTCTCTCACGTCGTCTGATTTAACGAAAACATACGCGCTCCCAGCGGCTTCAGACACAATTGTCGGCAGATCCAGCACAGACATTCTCACAAATAAATCAATCGACGCGACAACGAACATCATTTCGAACCTCACAAACTCAAACCTCACTTCTTCAGCCGCAATTTCTTTATCAAAGCTCGCTCCTCTAACGAATGGAAGTCGAGCACTTTCATCTTCTGCCGGCGGTCTCATTCAAGAGTCTGCAACGACATCGACAGAGCTTGGATATTTGAGCGGCGTCACGAGTTCGATTCAAACTCAAATAAATGCAAAATTTTCGGGAACCTTCACCCAGGAGATTCCCACGGGCGCTTGCAACGGGACAAATACGACAGTCACTTTGTCGTTCACTCCTTCGTCTGCGAATGCGGTTTCTTTATATTTAGACGGTTTCATGCTTACTCAGGGAACTGGACTTGAATACACGATCTCGGGAGCGACAATAACTCTCGCGAGCGCGTGTGGTACCGGTCAAATTTTGTATGCGAATTATACACACTAACGAGGTGGACAAATGAATCGAACGATCAGCTTTTTACTCAGCTTCTTAATTGCGTTTCAGACGAATTTCGCTCTCGCAAAGGGCAAAATTCAGAATGAAGATGTAAAATCTCTCGCTGAAATTCAAGCGGCGGTCACGACAACAGGAACTCTGACAAGCGGATCAGCTTGCGTCAGCTCTGTTGGATCTTTAACCGGACTCTCTGCCGGACTCTTCGTTTACGACACGACAGTTTCAACGGCGATTGCGGCCGGAACTACGATCACGGCCATTCCGGGAACTTGTTCTGCCGGTCAAATTCAACTTTCTGCGAACGCGGTCGCATCTGGTTCTGCTCAAACTCTCACTTTCGGTGGTCAAGCTTCACAACTTATAAATGATTCGAAAATTTGGTTGGCGGCTCTCACGCCTTCACAGACTTTGTCTAGCGCGATCACAACGGGCTCTCTCGGCGGTGGTTCTGGCGGATCAAAAAACTACTTAACAAGCTACAAAGGAAATACCGGAAACGGAAATTTCGAATTCGGCAACACGACTGGATTTACTTTAGGTCACGTTGCTTTGACTAATAATTTCCCTAGCGGTACACCGACTTTCGGTTCTGGCGCTTCAGGTTCTCTTTCTTTATCGGTAACTTCTTCAAGTCCAATCGCTGGAACGTATTCAGGAATGTATATCTCAAGTGCCGCGACAGCGGCTGGAGATTTCGTCGCTTCGAATGCATACAATATTGATCTCGCAGATCAAGCAAAAGTCAGCACATTCAAATTCTCTTATTCAATTCCATCAGGATTAACGAACGTCAATCTCTCAGGCACAAGCGCGAACTCGTATGGCGTCGCAATCTATGACGTAACGAACGCTGTTTTTATTCAACCAGCAGGAACATTCAATCTAGTTCAGGGAACCGGAATCGGAACTGCGGTTGGAACTTTTCAAACAAGTTCAAATGGAACTGCATACAGAATCGTCGTCTATAATGCGAATGCGACTGCGGGCGCTGCGACTCTTTCGTTGGATGATATTTCTGTTGGTCCACAATCTTTTAATCAAACTCAAATCGGAGTTGTTGGTCAAATTATCGCGACTGGATCGGTAACTCCTCCGGTCGGATATTTATACGCGAATGGATCTGCTGTTTCTAGATCTCAATATGCGGATTTATTTTCGGTAATCGGAACAACTTACGGTGTTGGTGACGGATCTACCACATTCAATTTACCTAATTTACAAGGTGTTTTCGCTCGCGGTGCTGGTACTCAGACTGTCGGCGGCATCACACAAGCTGCAACTTTAGGTGCGACTCAAGGCGATCAACTACAAGGTCACTATCATACAGGTGGTTCGATTTATAAATATCTCGGGTCGGGCGGTACTTTTAGCGTCTCAACTATAGGCGGCGCAAACGACACCAACACCTCGGTTGGTGCGCCTATAAGTGATGGCACTAACGGAACTCCGAGAACTGGTACTGAAACTCATCCAGCCAACGTCGCCGTTGCATATCACATTTGTTATTTGAAAACTGCGCAAGCAAGTTCAGACACCGACACTCGCGTCGTTGCAATTAGCGTAAATGGTTCGGCGACATTCAACGGTTCTTCTAGTGCAATTCAATATCCGATTTCTGCAACGGTCGATACTCATTCTGCTGTTGCCTCGAATCAAATCATCGTTCCTGTAAGCGGTTATTATGCGATCACAGGCACTCAATCGAACAACGTCTCTGGTGGTCAAAATAATTTCAACGTCAGTCGAAATGGTTCTTCGATCATGGGTTGGCAGCTTAATAATAACTCTGGAAACGGAAACAGATATACGACCAGTGACGTGATTAAGTTCAATGCTGGAGATGTGATCTTATTCACAGGATGGCAAAACTCTGGTTCATCAGCAGGACAGCAAATGTCTTTCGCTATGAATAAATTATCTGGCCCATCGACGCTTTTAGCGAGCGACTCTGTTATTGAAAAATGGAATACGTCCGTAACCTCAGTTGTTGCTTCAGGTGTTGGCGTGGTTCTTTACACTAATAAAATTAAATCAACTCACGGCGCTTATAATTCGTCCACAGGACTTTTTACAGCTCCGATTTCAGGCACCTATTTAATTGCAGGAACATTTACTGGAAATACTGTTTCTGGTTCAAATGGATTAAATTATCTCTATTTGGAGAAAAATGCGGGACTAGATACTTTGATAGGATCATGCACGAGTAATACGATTACAACGACGTTAGCTTGTTCTGGATCAACTCTGGTTTCTCTAAATCAAGGAGAAACAGCTTCGATTGCTTTTTATGATAACTCAGCTCAAACAATTAGTGCATCAGGAACCGGATCTAACACGAATTCTATTTCAATTGTTCGCGTAGGAAATTAGTTTTAACAAAATGAGGCTCGATGAAAAAAAACATATTATATTTTATAATATATATATTGTGTTTCTCGAGCTTTCTTCGAGCTGACACTCCACCGCCGCAAAATATCTCGGTTAAAGCCGACAATATTACTTCTGTTGGCGGAATCACAATCACTCTCGGTCAAAAAACATCCGCTCTTTCATGGCCCGTCGTACTTCCAAGCGATCAATTGTGGGCCACATCTACTTTGCAAACGACTGCGAATAATTCTCTCACCTCGATAGCAACAAATACTTTGAACACGTCAAATTATTTAAGTGGTATTAGTGTCATTTCAACGGCAGCGCTTCAAACTACAGAAAACGGAATTCTTACTCAGATCGCGAACAATACGGCGTCTGCCTTAACTGACGTTACAAATAGCGGAAACATAACTTCGGCCTGCACCGTCGCTTCTTCATGCGCAGCGAGTTCTTTTGTAAATGTTGCTTCGCAAGGTCAATACACAGTCGGAATTTCAGTTACTGGAACTTTCGTTGCTGCATATTTGGTTGAAGGTCAAAATGCAGACAGCACATGGACTACGTTACCAATGTTTATAACTCAGGCGGGTGTGGTACCATATCCTGTTTCGAATGCCCTCGCCGGTGCCGCTCAAGTAATTGTTATCGGTGGTGCGTATCAAAATATTAGAGTGCGATGTTATTCTTATACTTCAGGAACAATTTCGACGGCAATAGATGCCTCGATCGCTCAACAAGCAGTTCTATCTGCTCAACTTGGGCCTTGGTATATGCAAGGCAACGTCGCTTCTGGCACGACTGATTCTGGCAACGGAATAAAGGTTGCGGGAGTTGCTCAAGCTCAATATGCACTTCCTTCTTTTACAACTGGTCAGCGATCAGATCATCCGACAGATTTAAAAGGCAGACAATATGCAGCTCCAGATTCTGGTAAAGCAACATATTCTGCCGCCTTCACGGGAGCGACTTCAGGCATTGCTGCGACTGATGTTTTTACTATTTTCGGTTCAGCTTCTAAAAAAGTTGTCATCACTAGAATCGGTTTCTCTGGAACCATAACGACTGCCGCCTATATTTCTACGATCGTAAATAAAAAGACAGCGGTTAACGTCGGAGGCATCAGCTCTGCTGTCGCAATAACTCCTCATGATTCAACATCAGCGACCGCAACGGCAACCGTACTTTCCTACACCGTAAACCCGACGACGATTGGTGCAGCTTCAGCGTTGAGATCAATAAAATGGTTTATTCCAGCTACTGGTACCGGACAAATTCAAAATGAACCTGAGTTTCAATTCAACACTTCAGGCGATAAGGGCATTGTTCTTAATTCAGCAACCGAAGGTGTCTCTATAAATATGAACGGCTCATCATTGACTGGAAACAGTATGAGTTATTTTGTAGAATGGACTGAGGAATAAATGCTTCAATCGACTTTCAATCCACAACGCGACACTGAGTACGACAAAACAAAGCTCGCTCTCGATGCAATGGGTGCGATGGGAGTTTGCGCGCCTGGAGTTTCAACTAATATTGATCTTCCGCTACCTGATGATGTCTTGATCGACGGAATATCTTATAACGTGGTCGGCGGAGTTTTCGGTGACTATATAAATCTTCAAGTGATTGACCTTAATGGGACTTACACTGGCGCTCCAGGGACAGTTTTAAATCAATTCGCAACAAAATGGTATGTGGCTCAAAATCAATCATCAGCGACTCAAATAAAATCAAAATATCCAGCTAAAATCTTAGGGGGCATGGCCCTTCGATTAATTTACAACTCTGTCGGAGACACTCCAGCAAATGTTGCTGTAAATTACGAACTTCATAAAGTTCTAATATGAAATTACTATGGACAAAATCTCCTAACGCTGTTGACTGGTTAATAAATTTAGTAACGGCAGAAGATTGCGGTCATTTTGCAATTCTTTTTGAATCAGTGAACGGAACAGGCGTTGTTTTTGAATCAAATTTACTTGGAACTCACCCCGCTTTTTATAAAACATGGATGGGTACCAGTAGAAAAATAATTCACTCAATAGATGTCGTCCTGACAGCAGAGCAAGAAGATAAAATATGGGACTTGTGGGTTAATAATTTCGATGGTCACGGGTACGATTTTTTTGGGTGTATTTATGTCGGACTAATGAAGCTTCGAAAGCGTATTTTCAAAAAAGAGATTCCAACAAAAAATATTTGGTCAAAGAATGGTGCATTTTTTTGCGATGTTATTTACCAGGTCCTAGACGGTATTCAATGGTTGCCAGATATGAAAGATCAAATTAACGAAATGAGTTCTCCTCACGACCTCTTTTTATTCGTCAGTCAAAATATTCACCTGATAGTGGCGGGAGCAATCTGATGGCGATGATAGTACCTTCAAATAAATCAATTTGTTTTGAATACTCTGTTTACTCTGGTGATTCGGCTCGTCCAGTCGCAATGAAAATTTACGACCTGAGTACCGGAACTGCTGTGCTCGTGACGACGTTAGCCATGACTCACGTTTTCAACGGCTCATATTGGGCCGCTTACGTTTTCCCCAATAGTGGAGCGAATAAGAATTATCTCATTCAAAAGTCCGTTTTCACCGACAATACCTTTGCGACTATCGACGGAACTTATTCTCCTGGGAGTGAGATTGTTGAGGTCAACGGATTCGATAACAACCAAGGCAGAAGTGCCTAGAAGGATTTAACAAATGGCAGCAGTAATTAAACCCCTACTGATTGAATATCAGTCGAAGAATAATGTCACCGGCCTTACGGACGTAAAAGCGCAGGTATATCTGAATGGCGTCGCAAAAGCAGTTGGTGCATCAGCAATCGTTCTCACAGAGATCGACGCTACAAATGCTCCAGGTTTTTATCTATTAACAATTTCCGCTGCCCTCCAAACGACTTGGGGCGTTTCAAACGCTCAAGCGAATTTCATTCACGGAGATATTGATTCAGTAACTCAACCTGCGAGTGCGCCTTTTCGCTCTCAGGTAACCGTTGCCTCTACTGATGATCTCGACACGAAATTAGGGACTCCAGCCGGAGCTTCTGTTTCTGCTGACATCCTGACTCTTTCAACAAAAGTCGGAACGCCTGCGGGAGCATCTGTAAGTGCCGACATTGCAGCCGTTAAGTCTGACACCGCCGCAATCAAAACAGATCTTGAAACCGGAGCTAATTCACTCGCGACAATTAATGCGAATATTTTAGCTTTAGCAAATGGTTCGATTGCGAACGGCGTAGGTTATGTTCTTCCGAACATGCTCATCCCTGCGAGCGGTTCGAATTCATATCGCATTCCAATCACGATCGTAAACAATGATGGCGCACTCATCGACCCGACAGGAAATACCGTCACAGTTGGTTTATTGAATGCAGCGGGAGTTGATCGCGGTTCGTTCTTAACAGGTTCTTCCGGCTCTCCAGCTCAAATTGCAGCGACTCGAATCAGTGTTGGTCAGTATTATGTGATGGTTGCTATTCCTAGCACCGAAGTTGAAGAAGATCTTTTATTTAGTTTCGCATATACCATTGGTACGAATGCAATGGTTCGTTATGGTCAATCGCAAGCGACGACAGATTTAGGTTCTTCAGGTTTTGCTCTGCAATCGACTTTGCTCGCAACTCAAACTGCTGTAAATGCGATCAAAGCTGACGTAGAAAATGCAACGACTGGTCTCATTAACATCGAGACGATCGCGGCAGCAGTACAAACTTCGATCAATAACGGAACCTACGGCCTTTCGGCATTGCAAACAATTGCTGCCTCGATACAATCGACCGTAAATAATGGTACTTACGGTAACTCAGCTCTTCAAACGCAAAACGTGGCGACTCAAGCACAGAATACTGCGTCTCAAGGATCTGGTTTTGCTACAGCAACAGATAGTTTGCACGCCTTATCTGTGTTCGTGAGATCAAATCTTTTCTCTGGCGGCAGAGCGGTTTAAGATAATTGGGTTATTTAGGAATTCCAGAGAGAGTTTTCTACGAGTCAGCGCACTTCGTAGATGGTCTCTTAAACATTCAAGCTGTTGTTTTGAAGCCGGACGAATCTGTGTCCGGCCCTTTCAACTTAATTGGGGCTCCGAGCGGTTTCGCCGGAGTCTATTTCTTTGATTTTTACACTCAGAATTCAGACCCTCAAGGAAATTACCTCGTAAAAATCATCTCTCCTACAGAACAAATTCAAACGAGTTATCGTTTTGGAATGAATCAAGTTCCAGCTATAGATCAATCAGCATTTCAAGCGATCGCAACTCAAATCACAGCGGCAGCAAATGAAATTCAATCACTTATTGGGAGTCTTTCGAGCATGGCGTCACCTACAGATATTAGAGGTATAGTAGAAACGGCAGATATTTTTGCAGTCGTTACGAGCGATGGTGAAAATGGCGGACCTGAGGTTGTAAACATAGAAGAAGCGGATCAAGAAAATAATTTAGAAGCGATTGTGAACGAAATTTCAATCGACACGATCGTCACAGGAGAACAATAATGGCAGCTAATATTATTCAGGGTGGCAAATCGGTAATCACGGTTCGTCTCTTACAGCCATCAGGAGATCCTTACGACCTTACAAATTGCACAGCGATGCAATGCTGTTTTCAAAATGACGACGGCACAGAGGTAACCTTGGCTCTCAATTCGGGAGTTTCGATTGTTTCTGCTCCTGCCGGAAAATTAACGATCACGCTCACGTCGATTCAGAGTGCGCTTTTAAGAGTGCTTCAGTTGGCAACTTTAGAGATCGCATTCACTCTCAGCACAGATCCAAATAATATGCTGAAAGTTCAAGTGCCACAGGCGTATAACGTCATCCAATCACAATGCTAAATTTCGAGTCTGAGGAGCAGCGTAAAGATTTCGGTGCTCTCGCGATTTGGCTTAGACAACACAGAGTCAGTGACAACGCGATTCGCTATGTAGACGTTTACCTTATGCAAAAAATGAGGGACGTCTCAGAGTGGATCATTGAGAGCAACGCCACACAGATTACACTGTTGCAAAACGAATTAAAGTCCACGCTCGATATAGTCGAAGAGTTGAAAAACGAGATCGAACTATTAAAGGCGGCCCAAAATGAACGAAACTCCTTGGATGCTTTGGCTCCTGAGATATGAAGGTCAGCACGAGTTAGCTGGCGACCAAGACAATCCTTTCATCATGTCACTTTACAAATACGGCCATTATCAAGCGACGCACGACGAAGTTCCATGGTGCGCTTGTTGCGCAAATGCGGCCCTTGAGATCAACGGATTCATCGGAACCGGGCGAGCTGACGCTTTATCTTTTGCGACTTGTGGTGACGCTTCTGAACTCAAATACGGAGCCATCATTGTCATTCAACATCCAAAAGGCGGACACCACGTCACATTCTTTTCGAAATGGGTAGACCAAAGCAAA